CCTGTGGTTGCTCTTTTGTACAAGGTCTGTAATTTCATGTCTCTTATTTTTATACTTTAAATATAAGAATTATTTTTCATATATCCTAGTATTATTCTAATTTAAATCCACATAGCATGTTCTGTATATAACCGTAGTTGATGTTGATTAATGTATGGAGCTAATACGTGTTGCGATGTCGGCGTAAGCCTAAAAGTCCATGTTCTCCATACACGTTCATAATGAAAATGAATATCAACAGGAATGTGGGTTCGTTGTGGTTTATATTCTAATTCAACCGGATAGTATGTATCAGGTGTTGCATTACTAGGAAACAAAGTAAACCATCGATACGTGCACGGAACTCCTGCAGTAATACCCATCAAACCTTTTGATATCTTCAAGCAAATTAATCGTTTCTGATCGAACGATTCCATTGGTATATCAATATTCCTATCCGCAATATTTAATCGACCATGTTTTTCAAACTGCGTAACATCTAATACCATTGAATCTCGCGCCGGCTTGGATACACTTAAAAAATGTGAAATGATTCGATGGTTTGGTAATATGTCATCGAATAAAATCTGTTGCACCTTAGGGTACGTCGACGTTTGCATCGATTGTTCAACCTTTGAATACAGATCCGGATAGAATGCAGAAATAAACCGTTCAGCACCCTCGAACACAACTGGTTCTAACATCTCAATTTCTTTATGCTTTGCATCAAATGTCGCCGGATCATATACCGGTACTCTGAATTTCATTGAACTCATCTATTTGCTATTAAACCATTTTTTATAAACCTTGTTGTCTTTAATTGCAGGTGGTCGGTGACGGAGGTTAGGATCCGCCTTCATTATGCGATTGTATGCATCTTGCATATTCAGCGCCGCTTTGTTCTGATATGGCACATGTTCTTGCCGCTCATTATCAAAATTCTTATTTGGCTGAATTGCACTCATACTCAACTCCTAATGCATCGATCAATGCTTTAATTGCTTCAAATTCAGTGAAGTGCAGTGATATCATTTTGCTATCTGAAATTGCAATATCCCATCCTTCGCCGTTAGTCCATTCAGTAACCTCGACATAGTCATGTTTCTTGTGCCATGCATCATGCAGATTCACAAAGGCTGATGCTCGTTTACTTAGTTCAATTTTCTTGCTATCGATCCATTCTTCGGCAGCTTCTAATCCTTCTTCTACCTTACGTTGTTTCTCAATATGCGCTCGGATATCACCAATAGTATGAATACCTTGTGCTGAGTTATCAGTTGGATACACTTCAGTAGCATCGGGTAATAGTTCTGCTATCAAATCCGTAAACCACATTTCGGCTCCCAATACACCGCCTCCTACTCTGCGCGCGATGTCGCGGGACTCGCCATCTTTTAGTAATACTGCAAATGTTGTGCTCATAGTCTTATTTTTTATCTTCAAATATATCATCGACGCCTAACAGGTTGTTGTAGGTTTCTCTCCAATTGGTAATTACTGGTTGCAACACAAAAAAAGAAACGGCACCTGCAGGAGCCCAAACCCACCACAAATGCAATGGAGCTACTACTACGATGATAGTTGCTAATAGTCCGGTTGCTAATGTCATCACCGTAAACAAAGTTACTAGGAATCTTTTAAACATTGTCTTCATTGTTTTCATTTTCTTGTTGTTTTTGTTGTTCATATTCATAACGACTAACGATCAATTCTCTTTGCATTCTGCCTCGATTGCTTTCTCTGGCTTGCACCTGCTGATAGGCTTCTTCTAATTCTTCAGTGGTCATGTATGCAATCTCTCTTTGAGTTGGTGTCATGAAATCACGTGGATCAATAGACTGCTGTAATTGTTTTAACAATGCATCAAACTGCTCTTGTTCTGACATTTCTGTGTTTTGTTCTTCAGACATATTTTTATTTTATTATATGAAATTATTAGTTTATTTCCAATTGATTCGGTGTGCATATACACGATTAGCATATCCGTTAACACACGGTCTTCCTGTGTTATAACAGCCAAACACTGTCTTCCAATCTCCGTATTTGTTATACAACTTGCGAAGCACTTTCATTGATGTCATAACATTGTATTCAATATCATTGCGTAATCTTTCACGCGAAACATTGTCATGATTATTGCTACGAGCAGTTGGTAACATGATTTGCATAGGTCCTAAGGCTCCTGCTGATGATCCTTGTGCGTGATTATAGTTCCAATGAAAAGGACCATTGTAGCCTGTTTCTGCTGCAGCAATGCCATATGCATAACGCTTTGGAATGTTAAACGAATCTGCATATCGTTCAATATGAAAATACATTTGCATACACGGAGGATCCTGTGTGGTAACTGCTTTATATTCTCGAATTGTTTCTGTTTGAATTGGTACCGACTCGGTGTTATCAAATGAAACGATAGCAGCCGCACCTCCGGCTACTATCATTAGAATCTTAAATCTAATCATTTGACTTAGCATTTTGATAAATACGATTCGTATACATACGGAAGATGGTCATACCAATCTCATCCGAGTATACAACATACTTACCAGTTTTTCTTTCAATCAGCATAAGCTCATTTGCTTCATTAACTGCAATTGAAATTTCATCCGGTGCAAATGCTTTTGCATATGGATTCGATACAAGTTCTTTCTTTGGAGGAAAGTTTTGCGTGTATCGCCCAATGGAAAATCCTAGAGCCAATGCGCCAACAATTGTTGCATAACTTAATACTCGTTTCGCAACTGTTACGAACTGTTCTTTACTTACTGGCATTTTCATATATATTTGTTTTTGGATTACTTGTTTGTGTTGCAACTAGCTGCAAACTGTTCAATTGTCTTAACTCCACAGGCACATGTGCGAGTGATGCTATCAAATTGACAATGCGGGCGTGCTTTGAGTTTGTTCTGAATCCATACATGTTGCTCAGATTCAATTGGAGAAACTCGGCTGTCTGGATACGTTGTACGAGCTATTCTCAACCTTCTAGGTTCTTCTCGTTTGGGTTTACATAACATTCCTAAGTGTCGAAGCATCAATAGGAAACTTGTGGTAAGATTTCTTTTTCGTGTCATAACTCTTTCTCTTTTTTATAATATAAGAAATATTTAGCAATTATCCAACCGATATCGGTAGAGTTTTTAATCTAAATAGATGTCATGAAACACAATGCAATATGCATTTAGTGTAGCTGCTTGATCAAACAACATGGTTCTCTTAAACGGATCTGTAGCTACTTTATATTGTGCTACAATAATATTAGCGTACGCTTGTGCTAACTTTCTAATAACTCTCTTTTTCATAATTCTTTTTCTATAATATAAGAAATAAAAAGAAAAGACCCAACCTGCCCAGGCGATTAATTAATCTTTAAGTAAATCTTTCTTTGTGTTCTTTTTCACTTCAAAATACGTATCAATTAGTTTGTCAATACGTTTGTCAGTGTATGCTTTGCTTTCGCGATGCATTTCATCCATCACACGATGCATACTTTCATCATTGCGATTAATTTGGTTTCTCAGAGTTTGTTCCACCATGTTGATGTCTCTGAAGATTTCGCGTTCGGTATCTTCCTGGCGCTTTTTTAATGGTAGCAATTCTTTTGCTAACGCTGTTACCTTAAGCACACCTATAACGATTGCAACTACAATTGCAAACACAATCATCGTAAGTATACCTATAGCAAATGATCCTATACTCATAATAGTTCTCCTTGGTTGATGCCCGGGCAGGTGGATCATTAATTATTTTGTAATTTTAAATAATTCGTAGTTGCTGTTCTTAGTTTCAAATTTGATATAATCTTCACGTTGCTCAACAATTCGAGTTACGCCTGTTGTCTGCCAAGTAAAGAACTGATTGAACGGAGACATTAGCAACGATCTACCTTCTGCAGGTTCGTCGTGTCTTGCTTTGTAGTAACCGGTTTCATTCCATTCGAGCCATGTAATCCTTGCACTGGTACACGTTAAACCATCACGTTCTCGTACTAGCTTCCAATTCTTTTCGCCATCGACTACTCCTTGATCTACGGCAGCTTTAATCAAGTCATCTTCAACCACAACCGGTATCTTTATTTGATTTAATTTACTCTTCGGCTGTGGCATATCGCCATCCGACAGTTGTGGGTCGTTCCAATCTTTCATATTAATCTAATTTTAATCCAGCTTCTGATTTTAATTCATGCAATGTTTCTCGGATCTTTTCCACTGCTTCATAAGCCTCACCGGTTAGTTTATCATTGTATTTTAACTCGCTTCGTAAGTGTTGGTCCAAGTCCCACACTATCATTTTCCATTTCCATCCATTGATGGCTGACTCCATTTCTTCACGATCTTCGTCGAAGTCAAATTCTAAAGTTACCTTTGCCATATTATTTCATTTGTTATGTTATCCCATTCAAAGTGCCATGGTTCCTGTGCATAATTGTATCGTTCATTCAACACTGCTGCATTGAAGTAGTGAGTGTGACCATCGAAGTAGTGTCCGTATCCTGAATGAATATGCCCACATACATGTATCTTGGGACGTATAGTTTCAATACGCTTTGCCAATAACTCACAACCTAAATGCTGACCTCTTCGGCCTTCTACATCATCCAAGAAACCCCAAGCAGGCCCATGTGTCACTAGTATATCAATGTTGTCAGGAATATCATTCCACTTTTGTTCCAACTCCCAACCATCGCGTGGCAAGTTGAATGCCCAATCATAAAACCAAGGTTGCCATGGCGAACCATATATGCGAACATTTTCTTCTGGCATATCGCCATTTGCACCATCATTGTATACTCCTAACCAATCATCTTCTAGGTACTCGATAGTCTTGTAACCTGTTAGTATGCCTTTTGCCTCTTCAGGCGCATCTTGCATCCATCGGTCATGATTGCCGGCAATGAACACTTTGGTGTCATAGCTGTTAAGTTGATCCAACCACTTGAAGAACATCATCGCTTCAGTTGGACTATATCCTGATGTCATGAAGTCTCCGGCATGGATCAGAATATCGCCACCTGGAAGATCTTTACTTAACAAGTCATGCTTTGCGTGGGTATCTGATATTAATGTTATTTTATATTTTGCCATATTCTTATCGTGTTATACCTAGGTCTTTAAGACTCTTTGGCGTGTAATTAACTTGTTCACAGGATACACAAATATATCGTCGGTCTACTCGGTTGAAAATAGTTCGACCAAATAGTTTAACTGGTACCTCAACCACCTTTTCGTGTATGTGACCGTGTATGTTGTATTTAATACGATAATCCATTTCCATTGGGTGAACTGGGCAGTGTGTCAGGAAGATGCCTTTATACTGCACCATACCGGCAAGGTAGTCAACATGCTCTAACATTTTACGGGAGTGGTTGGGCTTGTCGTGGTTTCCTCCCACTACTATCTTGCGACCGTTAAGACGATCCAATATATCATAGTTCGCCTTTTCCATTGTTACATCCCCTAAAATATAGGTAATATCGCGTTTGTGTACCGTTTTGTTCCATTGCTGCGCGATAAACTCGTCTTGTTCGCCTGCTGAGGCGAATCCTCGATGCTTTGCCATGTTCTCATGACCAAAGTGCAAGTCTGCTATGAATCGTACTGTACTCATTTTCTTTTTCTTTAATATAAGAATAAAAAATGAAACATCCTAATATTATCTGAACAATGTTACATGCCCGTGCAACATGGACTTTCCATCTGTGTCAGGATCGCCATACGTAACCATGTAGAAATAAACTCCATCTTGGCACATCCTGCCTTGATATGTTCCATCCCATCCTGCATTTGCATCATACGACTGCCAAATGAGTTGTCCCCAACGATTATAGATAGTGAGCTCGAACTCATACGGATCGAAGCCAGAAGTAAAAACGGGTTGCCACATGTTGTTATATTCATCGCCATCCGGTGTAAACGTGTTAGGAATGAATATCAAAGTCTCTGGACATTGTGATACAGTTACCGATGCAGTCTGAGTATTAGATATGCACCCATTTGCATAATATGTTACAGATACCGTATTCACGCCTTCCATGCTCCACGTTATGGTTTCATTCAATGTGTTTTGCTGGATTGTGTCACCCATCCATATCCATTCATAGTAACCACCAGGCGGCGTGCTTTGTGCACTCCAAGTTATGTTTGTTATATCTAACTCACATAATTCATAGAATGCATTATATGGCGTTATAGAATCTAATACTGGTGTCGGATACACTGTAATTTGTATGACCGTATCAAACACACAACCGCTTTGCTGATATTCATATGTTATCGAGTTGGTGCCAACTGCTATGCTAGGATCAAACTGTACTCCGGTTACTCCGATTCCTGTGAATTGTCCTCCTATAGGTACTGCTGATAAATTAACAACATCATCATACTCACACAAAGGCGCCTGTGGTTGTATGACAGGATCGATATTAAATATGAATAAATCAACTGCTTCAGTTAAACCGACGCACCCATTAAGCTCCGGCGTTACTTGCACTGCTCCTGGAATGAATCCTGGTGGTAATGCACTCCAATCCACCGTAATGCTATCTGTACCTTGTCCTGATGTGATAACACCAACCGCATCCCAAACAAATATAACTCCTGGTTGTGATGTTGTAACATAACTAGCTAGGTTTGATTGCCAACAAATTGTGTCTGATGACTGTATTGGAGTGACAACGGGAATTGCAGTTCCAGGTAACACAAACACAGTGTCTGGTCCAGGTCCGACTGCGCCATTACATGTAGACCAACCTGCATTGCAAATTGGATAAACAAATCGACAAGTATACTGTGCTCCAGCGGCTGGTGGTGTTACTGTGATTGAAGCTCCAGTTCCTATAGGTGCTGCTACTCCTACTTGGTACCAAGTTAATGTAGGTGTAACCGTAGGTCCGTCAGGAGTCCAACGCCACGAATCATTGGTTGCGGTCCACGCAGTTGAGTTTCGTCCTGGCACGGCTACTGCTGCAGTACCTGTTGCATTGTGTATGGCTTCAACGGCAGTACCACCCGACCATTGCAGACAGGCAGGCTTGTTTTGTATATGGTTTTCAATCACATTGGTTGATTCGTATATTACTATGTGAAATGTTCCAAAGTTATTTGTGCATGAAAACATTGGTACTCCGATCCAACTCACTGTAAGTTTTCTACAAGGTGCAACTCCTGATACTTGATATCTTATTTGTCCACCTAGGCCAGGATGCCAATCCTGCCACGGTCCCATGATACAATTTCTAGGGACTAATGCATTTACCGTTGGTACTGTTTGGGATGTAAACGTAGTAGGTTGTGCTGGGCTAAATGATATCCATCCATTGGATCCTACGTAGAACTGAGTATAGGTTTGACCATAGAAACAAAACGTGAATCCTATATTAAAAGGACCTTGCTGTGAATCATCAGTCATTACCAAATTAGTTCCTGTGTTAGTTTGTGCTGCATATGGAATGCTAGTAACTGCGTATGCTGTGGTTTGTTTTGGATTTGTCCCTGCTGCACATTGTGATAAATCTGCGGTCAATGTTGTTGATGCAACGCCACACGGTAATGTCTGATCAGGACCTAATGCCGGACAATACTGAGAATTAACTGTGCTAGCAGCTAGCAGTATTAAAAATGTAAATAAGTGTTTCATGGTAACCTTTTAAATAAATATGTAAAGTAAAAAAGCCCCGGAGTATTACACTGCGAGGCTTTAAATGTGTCAAGTTATCTGAGTGATAAGGAGTATAGACAATGTCAACGACTACGTCACTGTCAAAGACCTTCCTTGCAGCAAAGGCAAAGTCAAAAACTAAGTCTCGGTTTGTTAGCCAATTATCTTCTCGAGTAACCTGTCTAACGGTTGAGTTCTATCTCAGTTTTAAGTTTGCAAGGAAGCGGTAGTTTCTGAAGCGTAATCAACGCGAATTAATGTAGTTTATACAATATCTTGCTATATCTATATGAAAACCCTACCACCCTGATACAAAAAGAAAGGGCTTTGGCTTGTGCTTCCGCCCTAACTTACCTTGATTATTTTGATTCTTTTGCGATGAACATATCAATTACTGGCTGGAATCTTTCCGGCACTGATATACGCCATGATGCGATATCATTGATTTGTTTTTCCAATTGTTCTTGGAACTCAAATTTAGCTTTCTTTTCAGCCGCATACCATTGTTCTTTAAGAGTTTCAAACTCTGCCCAAACTGTATTGTTATGTGCCGTAGCCGTAGCCATTTCATCTGCATTCGCTCGGGCGATACGAGCATTCTCAGCCGTAACTAGGTTTTTAACCTTGGCTTTGAAATAATTAACTCGCTGTTCGAATTCACGGTGCATTGCTGCCAATTCTTCATGAATTTGAGCCAATGATGCCGGAGTGTGATGACAATGAACTTCTACTGGAGTCTTTTCTCCTTCTTTTACAGTAATCCATTCTAGAGATTTCATGTTAGGCAATTCTATGCGTAACGCGTCTAATTCTCCACCTCGGTGAATAAATTGACCTATATGACTTGCATACGCCTCAGCTTCTAGGTATTCATTGTATTCAGCAACTGAAAGTTGATCCCATCCCCAAGACTCATCAACTTGATCAATTTGATTATTATATTTTAATTCCGCGCGCTCTGGGAATGCAACTTGGTTTGTATAATCAAACTCCATGTTGCGTGTTACTTTAAGCATGGCATCCTTTGCACGGATATTCTCCATAAGGAATGCCTGAGTTGCGCTTAAGCGAGCTTTCTCTTGAAGCAATGCAACGATATCGGTTGGAATCGGATTAGCTGGTTGCTGAGTATACGTCTTGCCGTTAACAGTCACCGTCTTAGATGCATTGTTAATAATAGACAACCGATCCTTGATGTCACGCACTCTTTGGTTGCAAAGGTTGCTTACTGATTGAGCTTGTGATAGAGATAATCCGGTTGTTGCTAATGAATGTTTCATGTTTTCCTTGTTTAATTGTTTAACTTAATTAATAATAAGATACTTAATTCTAATTTCCAAATGTTTTTTAAACTTTTTGCACGCCTGGATGGATTCGAACCACCAACACTCGGATTTGGAATCCGATGCTCTACCAATTGGAGCTACAGACGCATTTTGTAGTCAGGACAGGATTCGAACCTGTGTCTTTTGTTTCGGCCATGCGAGCTCATCTGCATGCTTAGGCTTTTTGTCTTCTCGGCTCCGGAACCTTACGACTGTAGCGTCACCTGATTGGCTACCAATTGCCACCTGACTAACCGTTAAAATTAATACTCTCGGCCCTCGAACAACTTAATCAATCGGTAATGCCATTCTGCAGGAAAATCTGCGAGTCTGGAACTACTCTTTGCTTGTTGATGTGCCTCTTTTCTTGTCGTCGCCTCTACTATACGGTAGGGCGCTTGGTATCCATTTCTGTGACACCATTCCACTCTCCAAAGTGGATACTGTGCTTGCGCTTTCATAATGATCAATGATCATTGTCAGCCATAAGAATTGAGCATGTTACCCTTGTTTATTAATTTAGTACTCGGAGCGGGACTTGAACCCGCACGACCAATTGGCCAACAGATTTTAAGTCTGTCGTGTCTACCATTCCACCACCCAAGCAAGTGCCTGTCTTTCCAGGCTGTACAACAAGGATATTCTTTGCGCATTAAGGACTCTCTTGTGCTTCCTTTGTACTCCTAGCAGGACTCGAACCTGCAACGCCTAGATCCTAAATCTAGTGTGTCTACCAATTCCACCATAGAAGCTTGAGCGTAGTGGGACTGCAGATCCCTGAGGCTCCTACGCAAGTTGTTCCTCTTTATGCCGGCGCCGCTCCCTGCACGGGACTTGTACTTTGTCCTATTAAGCGTTTATGCAAAAGACACATCCTGGTACGCCGACCTGGGTAACCCAAATCCAATGCGTGATGTGTACTTTAGTAGTCCCACGGAGAATCGAACTCCGATTTCTAGGATGAAAACCTAACGTCCTAACCGTTAGACGATGGGACCATAAATAAGAATGGCGTTTAAACCTTGCGTACCAGCTACCATTCTTTATTCTTTACTTCCTGAGTGTATCAAAAAGTCTCGATACTCGTCATTCTCCAATTCACATAACCGATCCAAGCAAGCATCATACGAGCCGGTTTTCAATATGCGGCCGGTGTAATCAACCAATAGCCAAACATCAGGACCAAATTTGATAATTTCCATCTCTTTATTTTTATAATATAAATATAAGAAATAAAAACCAAAAGTCCTAATCTTTCTGCAACATTTTTTCTACTCGATTGCGAGCCTTCTCACCTAATGGTATTGGATGACCTTCTTCATCGATATGCACGAACTTGATGTGTGTGCGAAGCACTATAACCTGATTGCCCGTGTATACATTGTGTGCTCTGGCTTCCATGTACAGGTTGATGGATGAGTTACCTATTGCTTGTGGCTGACCATATATCTTAAGTAGTTGGCCTTCCCGGGCTGGCTTCTCAAAATTGCATTTGTCAATGCTAACCGTAACCATACGGGGTGTATCACAAAGTTGCATTGAGTAGCCGGCTGCAGCTGCATCGATCCAAGCCAACAGCTTTCCTCCGAACAGGTTGCCATGAAACCCTAGGTCGGATTTCTTGATTGGGTGTGTGTTTAGTAATTCCATTATTCCACTGTTTTCTCTACGTATGTGCAAGTCTCACCTGCATCAAATCCTTTTTCTAATAGCAAGGGCAGGGAAGCTGGCTTGCACCAAGCATACACCAAGTACCCTTTGAATCTTTGCTGCACATACTCCCAACGGGCGTCCCACAGCATTCGAAAGATTCCTTTGCGACGATGGTCTTCATGTACCCAAGCATCTAGGAACTTGATGCGTTGTGTTTCTTCTCGTTCCATGTAGATGTGTCCTACAATGTCTCCGTTTACCATGGCGATCCAGGTTTCAAGTCGTTGAGCATTGCTTTTAAGATGTACTATTTTAATGTCTTCCATAAGTTAATGTATTCGTTTTAATATGTCACTTAATCGGCTATACATTTCTACTGCTATCGGTACTGACATCAGTGCAATAAGAAAATTGTTTACATACGAGTATACTGTAATCACACTACCAATTGTAACATGTTGGGTTGTAAGTACCAACACTATGATCGACGCAAACAAAAATATGTTTTTAATCATCATGATGAGAAACCAATTCTTTCCTTGCAGAGTTGATTGGAATATCTCTAGTTGGCGCCGGCGATTAAAAAACAGCACTGAGGCATCATATCCAGCTTGTATAGCGTCTCCTTTGCGTTCATAATGTGTGTTCCTCAGTTTGATTGCCTGCTTTATTTTGCTGTATAGTAAGGTTACAGCAGCAAGTATCATCACGAATGCAATACTAACCAACACACCAACCTGCCAATTTTCTGAGTAAATAAACCCGATGGATCCTACGATTGTAACAATGGTTGCGATATAGTAATGCACATATCCTTCCAATACATTAACAATATCATGGGCCATATCTGTTCTAGCAATTTTGGTTGATGCATCATGATGCGGTTGCCGCAGAAATCGAAACACGATGCTGTTGTATATTCGAGTGTACACTTTGGTATCATACACCATTCGTTTATAATTAAAAAATGCAGATAAGAAATATGAGGTTCCTAACAGCACCAACCAATGCCATGTGCCACTCATCAGGCCGTCAATGCTTTTACCAAGCAGAAATGGTGTTGCTAGATTAGACAGCTCGGTGACGAGCATGAACAAGTAAATGAATGATAGCTGGCGTCGATGCTGTTTGAATATCTCATAAATTTTATTCATAGTTTAATTGATTAACGTCACTTTGATCGTCGGGTATGCCGGTGAGTGAATATCTATCTTTATTTAGATCCGCAGCTAGTTTAGTCTTAATAAACTGCTCCTCGCCTACCGGATCATATATGTTCCCTTGCGAATCTCGTACCCAGTAATGCGGAATAAACTTCCATTGATCAGCATATTCGCTAGTCTCAATCCACTGTTTTCTATCGTTAGCATCATTCCAATTCCCACCATCCGAAATAAACTCGCGTTTCATTTCTTCAGTGAAGTCAGCTTTATCGTATACGACTGAATCCGCCTTAAAATATCCTTCTACGCGATTCAATTCTTGCGCCCCATGTTTTGTCAAAAACTGCATAAAACTCAACGCAGCAGGACCACAATTATCTCTTTTGCAGAAGTACTTCAGTTCCTTAGGACTTACGGTTTGTTTCCACTGAGCAATAAGACTCTCTGGCGATGCTGTCTCTTTCAATAAATCTTTTAATCGTATCATACGTATAAATATCGATTAATTTGATAACGGTGCTTTAATTGTTGGGTGTGATTGTTACTTTATACTTCATTGTTTTGTCATTCATATCCATAATACCAAATACAACAGAATCCGTATCATCAGGATTAATTAATGTAGGTGTTACGAGATAACCTTGCAGAATTTCTAAGTCTCTACGTATTTGTTTTACTAAATCAATAGGGATTTTAGTTTCAATTTCTGATTTTTCAAATGTTTCTGGATTGTAATAATCCGCTTTGTAATTTTCCATGATTTTTATTTTTTTAATTTGATAACGGTGCTTTAATGTGTGGGTGTGATTGGTAGTTGCCTAGTTGAAGATCCTCCTCCAACAGACACTTGCAGAAGTTATCGTTGCTGAAACCTTCTACCACTGCTACGGCATCTATAGGTCCTACTCCACATTCTCCAGATTCAGTTGGCCACCACTCTGTGTTAATGTTTAAGGTTGGTAATGGATATGGTTCTCTTGTTAGTTGTTCCTTTGCTTGTTCAATATGATTAGAATACAAATGCGTATCACCCAAGTTACCAATCAATTCATCTGGAACCATGTTCACTGCCTTTGCAATGATTTCAAGTAGTAAACCATAAGAAGCAATATTGAATGGTAAACCTAAGAATGTATCTACTGAACGTTGGTTCCACATTAAAGAGATTGCTCTGGTTGGTATGTTATTTCTATCCCAAGATTCAACCGTCATAGGTGATACAAACTCAGAATCATACTTAGCTAATTTTCTTCTTTCTTCCAAACTCAACTCTCTTGTATAAACTTGAAATCCATAATGACAAGGTGGAAGTGTCATTTGGTCTAATTCACCTACATTCCAAGCTGAAACCATTAGGCGTCTTGAGTCTGGGTTTGTTTTAAGTTGGTATATGAGCACTCCTATTTGATCGTGCCATAAAGATCCTTTAGCTAAAGGGTGAACATCAGGAATACTCAACCATCCTTGCCACTTTCTCCATTGTTTACCGTACACGGGACCTAAATCACCATATAGTTCTGAAAACTTATCGTTATTTTTAACCCAGTTAATAAATTCTTCTTTTGAAAAAGGTCTATTTTGGGTTTCATCGTTTTCATAAATAACACCATGAAGTTTATCCTTTTCATATTTTTTTAAATACGCTTTATACGCATCACCATCCCATATATGACAATCATTATCAACAAGGTATTTGATGTTCGTATCACCACGCAAGAACCACATTAGCTCTGTTGCTATAAGTCTGAATGGCATCTTTTTAGTTGTGAGCAAAGGAAACCCTTCTGACATCTTATGACGTATCTGCCTACCGAATACAGATAGTGTTCCTGTACCTGTTCGGTCTTGTTTAGTTACTCCATTCTCTAAGATATCTTGGAGCAATGCTGTGTATTGTTTATCTAGCGTATTCAAAAGTATAAGTCTTGTAATCGTTTAATTTCTGCAATTATATCTTTTAGTCGGTTGATCTCTGCAATCACATCGTCACCTAACTCAATCTTTGACATCATTGAGATATCAACAAGCTGTGTTTCCAACAAGTGAATTAGTTGTTCTTCTGCAGATGCCGTAATCAGCTCTACTGGCTCCAATTGTCCCTCATTGAAAATATGCAATAGACCATAGTCATCCATTTCTCCAACTACTCGAATGTCGCCACCCAATGTTTCAAACACACCTACGATTGTGCAAGGAAAATCATATCCTTTTGGTTTGTAGGCTTTGTCCCCTACCTGGAATTTTGTTTGTTTATTCATAACCTTCTACTAGTTTCATTATGTTTCGTGCTAACTCTCCTGCGGTGCGAGTGCCATCCAGGCTCCATTCAATAATCATATGCTCAACCTCAGCTGAGGTATCATACAAGCCATCAGCCTCAGCATCTGACACTAAGTCCTGTAATGCAACTTCCTGCCGTTGCTTTTTTGTCATTGTTGGTATCTCAACAGTAACATACTGTGGTGTCAATTGATCCGGTCCGATCCCAACGCACACTTCGATTGTTTTATTTCGTTTCGCCATATTTTTTTCTTAGGAATTCTGCGTATGCTACTCGTCGCTTAGGTTTAATGAAAACCCAACCATAAGTCATTTCAAACCATTTAATGAATCTATATTTCATACTCGATGTGCTTCTAACAAGTTAATTAATGCTTGTGTTTTTGCAAAATCATAAAAACGAATAGCTGGGTCTGTTTCGAAAAATTCGGCAAACCATTCACCATCTACAGTTTCATCTGATGCATTTGTTATGAGTTCGAATCCTCGAGCAATTGTATACGTATAATAATAAAATTCATCTTCCGTCCATGTATTGCCAAGATCGTCTTCACATTCTACACCTTCTTCGTGTTGTCGCTCAAAACCTAGTAATTGTATTTCTTTTTCTGTCATAACTTATAATATAAATTTATTCTATAATTTCAAAGTCTATATCGGGTATTGTTTCACAAAACATGAAATGAGTCTGTGTTCTCAGAGCATGGTCTGCCCCGACTGCTAACATGTACTGTTGCACTATTTCCATGTTAGGTGGTTCATCTAATTTAGCAGCAAAACAGCTTACTGGCTTCTGCGTTATAATAATGTAAGCTACATCATTGTGCTTGTATACCTTCTGCATATTAACCTCATTAAAAGTGCTTATTTGACCCAATCTTCATATGCAAACATGATGGCATCTGAAATGTTTAGTGTAGGATCTTCTTTCATTAGCTTTAGTGCAAAGGTAACTACCTCAACTTCTACTTTAAGATCCACTGCTTCCTGCAGCACCCAATCTACTACATCGAGAGAGCGACTGAATTCCTCAGCCGCCCTTTTCTTTTTCTTGCCCTGGACCATGCGTTTAAACTTTGCAAACAGTTTAGCATCATCCTGGCTATTTCTTTTTGGAAATGTTTTCATCACATCATTCCTGGCATACCTTGTGGCATATCCATATCGTCTTCTTTAGGCTCATCCACAATCACACACTCGGTCATCAACACCATTGCTGCGATGCTGGCTGCATTCTCGATAGCCGTTCTGGTAACTTTGGTTGGATCGATGATACCCATCTCAATCATATCGCCATACTCATTAGTACGAGCATTGTAACCATATGCTGAGTGAGGTGTTGCCGTTGCTACAAAGTGTACTACTACACTACCTTCGCCTCCGGCATTTGCTACGATGCAACGCAAAGGCTCTTCAACCGCACGTTTTACAATACCAATACCAATATTCTCATCTTCATTGGTGCTTTTTAGTTCATTTAACGCGGTTAAACATCTAATCAAAGCAACTCCCCCGCCAGGTACTACACCTTCTTCTACTGCTGCTCTAGTAGCCGCTAATGCATCATCAACACGATCCTTCTTCTCTTTCATTTCAGTCTCAGTTGGAGCTCCAATATAAAGTACTGCTACACCTCCTGCTAATTTAGCCAAGCGCTCTTGCAGTTTTTCTTTCTCGTAATCAGATGTAGCATTCTCAATAGACAAACGGATCTGACGAACTCGTTCTCTGACATCTTCTGTCTCACCATCGCCATTGATAATTGTGGTGCGGTCCTTAGTAATCTCTACTTTCTCTGCACTACCTAAATGATCCAATGTTGCATCTGCTAGTGTTAATCCTTTTTCTTCTGAGATAACAGTACCACCTGTTAATGCAGCAAGGTCCTCGAGCATCTCTTTACGCTTCTCACCAAAGCCTGGTGCCTTCACTGCTGCAATCTTAAGTGCTCCTCGAATACGATTCACTACAAGTGTAGCCAATGCATCACCATCTAGATCCTCAGCAATAATCAACAAGCTGCGACCTGTCTGAACTACTGGTTCTAGGATTGGCAACAACTCTTTCATTGAAGAAATCTTTTTGTCTACTAACAATATGCAAGGCTGTTCCATGTCAGCAATCATCTTCTCTTGGTTGGTTACAAAGTATGGAGACAAGTAGCCACGATCGAACTGCATACCTTCAACTGTCTTAACTTCAGTTTGTGTTCCTTTGGCTTCTTCCACAGTAATGACTCCATCGTTACCTACCACTTTCATTGCCTCAGCAATTAGCGATCCAATAGTCTCATCATTGTTTGCAGAGATAGTTGCAATCTGTTTGATCTTGTCGTTGTCAGATCCAACTTCTTTTGACATAGATTTAAGTTCAGATACAACGCATCCTACTGCCTTGTCGATTCCTCGCTTCAAGTCAATTGGATTAGCTCCTGCTGCTACACTTTTGAGTCCTGCAGTTACTAGTGCTTGTGCTAACACGGTTGCTGTGGTAGTTCCATCTCCAGCTACATCGGCTGTCTTTGCGGCAACCTCCTTAACCATTTGTGCACCCAAGTTCTCGATTGGATCTGACAGCTCAATTTCTTTTGCTACCGAGACACCATCTTTTGTGACGTGGGGACTACCATACTTCTTACCGATTACTACGTTGCGACCTTTTGGTCCTAGGGTTGCCTTAACTGCATTTGCTAAGGTATCAACACCTCGTTTTAGTTTTGTTCTTGCTTCTGAATTAAATTCAATTTGTTTTGCCATAGATTATTTCCTTTTATAACTTTATTTAATATAAATATTTACTGAGCCATTTCCAAGAATTTTTTGTTAATTGTTTTGGAAACCTCGGTCATATTTTCTGGACGAATGAATTGAGCATCCTGACCATACATAGTTTTGAAACATCGCACATCAGTTTCATATGACCCGTGTGAGATGAAGTAACTAATAACATTGATACCTATCTCGCGCATTCCATCCACGCAACGCTTTGTGAACTGCACAGGATCAAACCAATAATCTGCTCCGCTAATTGCGGTAGGTGCTCCATCTGAGTAGTTAATGAAAATCAATTCATCGCCTTTAGCATCCGCTTTAATGTCATTCTCAATACTTTTGAATGCTACACCTTCCGGAGTACAACCAAATGTGCTAAGATATTTGAACATGTTTCGGATCTTGCTAATCTTGTCGTGAGCTGAGTCATATGCATACACAGTCACACAACGCTCACTGCTTCCTGCAATATTGGATGTTCCTCGCAAAGATATTTGCACTCGGATTCCTGTGGTCATTGCTGCAGCTTGTGCGATTGCTACTGCTGAGGTAATTGCTTGTTCCAACTTGTCGCCAGACATCGATCCGGATGCATCAATTGAAATATGAATAAAATAGTTCTTGTAACGGTCAGTTACGATGCGGTGGAACACATTAGCATTGTTATATCCTAATTGTGATACCAATCGACGGTCAATCTTACCAGCTGTCAATCTAGTAGTTTTAAGTGTGCGGTCTGCACTACGTAGTTGCAATTTGTTTCCTAACTGCTTGCCTAAAACAATACCTCGATTAACTGCTTCATTCATACGGACCATGTCTCGTACACCATACCCATTATCAGTGAGTTGTCGTTTTCCGTTAATAACATCAGCCGCATTGCTAGAAAACAACTGAGGCAAACTGCATACAATAGATTGAGTTAGCTTCTTAATAACAACCGTTGTCACCGGACAGCCATCGCCTGCTTTGTTAGTATACACATCGCGGGTTTCGGTTCCTGACTCGCGAAGAGCATTAACAACTGCTGCATCACTTTTGCTAAGACGTCCTTGTTTCTTTTGCTCGCCGGACAAGAATTCTCGTTGAGCTTGGATAGCCTTTGCCAGTTTATCCAACTCTTTCATTGACATCTTAGGATGCGTTTCTTCTGATTGGTCGTCATCAGATCCATCGCCACCATCGCCAGGTTCTCCTTCGCCTTCGCTGTCAGACGGTTCGCCTTCTGAATCTGCATCTCCTGGTATTCCTGCTTGTGGAGTTCCTCCTGCTTGTGGTGTCGGCTGAGTTGTCCCGGGATTTGGTACTGATGGCAATGTGCCTACTGCGGATCTTACTATGCGGAACATATCAATAGCCAACATCAAAGCATCCTCGGTAGTCTTTAAGCGATCAATGTTGCGAAGATCTACTAGGTTCCATATATCTCGCAAAGCCTTAAGCGAATCTAATTGTCGGTTTGGATTAGTGAAGTTGATGATGTGGAACATGTACGTGTCCCAATCTTCATCGGTCTTCTCGTTTCCAATCAACGCTTTGTCAATAATTTTGTCGTTGAAGTATTTGTCATACATTGCTTCATAATACATACGGTATCCCGGAGCATTAGTATAGATTTTATAATCGATGCGACGGTCTTCAACCCAATTCAATAAGTCTTTGATTACTGCAAAGTCGCGGTTGGTCATTGTCATTTCTGGATCCAAGCCTTGCATCTGAACAATCTTTCCCATCCTAGTACCAGATAATGAATGAGAACCTTTAAACATGGTAAAGTCAGTGTATGCAATATGGGAACCTTCATGCAATGCTAATCCTACAGCTGGGTCAAAGTTCTTGTCCTCCAACTTGGTACCAATCACAACTTTCTCGCCATCGGTGTAACTTTGGTCGTTGCTTTGGAATACTACTGGGATCTGCTTGCCTGTAACGATATTAACAAAGTTACCGATAGCTCGTTGAGCTGCAGCCAATTTGGTAAAGTCGGTGCTTTTGCCTCGGCCAAAGTCGGTATCAAAATCTTCGTTTAACCAAAAGCTTGATGCTGCGCGTTGGTATCCGCGGAAGCCAGTGCCGGCTTGAATTGCATTGGGAAATTTAATGTCTCTTTTCATATCAACTCTTTTTATATATTATAAATATAAGAAATTATTTGGTATTATCCAACCAAAAAGATTAAAAAAATGGAGCTGTTTACACACTAACCGTTATGCCTATCAGGTTAAACGGGTCACTCCATTTTCTTGAGCTATGAAAAAGATCTTAGAATGGGATATTGTTTAAGTTATCTGTATCGGCTCCTACATTGAAAATGTCTTTCTCTGCAGTTGCCATATGTTTCTGAATAATTTGTTTCACAAAGGTTCTTTCAGAATCTGCACCTCCTGATGCATCAAAGAAAGGAAGGATTGCTACCTCAGCAGCTTCAATCAAAGTGAATCCATCTGCTAACAAGTCGCAAATACGAACCGTCATACGAGTGGATACCATGGTGCTGAGTTTACCGTCTTCAGATCTCCATTCTTTGCGAGTAGAGTCTGCAATGTCAGCCACTGCATGAATAAGCTCTGGTGTCACCTTGTTACCAAACTTATAAGTCAATAGTGCTGCTTCACGCTCCATGGAAAGGATATCAACCTCAATGATTTCGAAACGATCCATCAAGGCACGGTCAAGCACGCGTGTCGATGTATACTCGGTACCAATGTTTGCCGTAGCAATAAATGATACACCCTCAGCAACCTTAATAGTCGGAGCATCAACATCTTCGTCTAGGCGAAGGTAACGCTGACCCTCATCCAACACTGTCATAAGGATGTTCCATGCCTCAGGATGCGCACGAGACAACTCGTCAAGCAAGATTACAGCATTCTCAGTTTGGATAGCCTTCACAAACGCTGACTCGTCAAATGTGGTCTCGCCAGCTTTGAAATGCGTGTTACCAATCAGAGTAGCACGCGGATCCTGTGTAGCTCCTAAGTTAAAATAAAAGAATGCTCGGCCGGTTGCTTGTGGCAAAGCCTTTGCTGCTTGTGTCTTACCACAACCTGCAGGTCCTACCATCATGATGTTCTTGCCACGAACTGCTGAACGAACCAAGTACTTCCATTTGATGTCAGACATTTCTAGGTCAGCCGGCTTGATGTTCTTAGCATTGTTAATGAATGCCATCACCGGATCCATCTCTGTAGCTTCTGCTACTTGTGGGGTGCGTGGCTCTGCAGGAATATCTGCCATTGGCACTCGCTTACCGCGACACGTGTCAAAATTATACTTTAGCCCTTCCATGTTGGTTGCAGCCAAATTGATCATGTCCGCGCGGAACAAGTGCGTAATGTTTGCGCCGGTGTTTACCTCAATTACACGTACGCCTTTTGCATCGATTTCAACGATACCATAAGTTTCTTTTTTCATAACTCTTTTGATTTTTATATATTATAAATATAAGAAATCTTTTGATAGAAACCAACCTATTTGTAAACTTTTTTCATAGTTCCGTCATTATATACTTCGAAATATATTCCGTGCATGGTGTTAAGACTGCCCGCGGATACTTCTTGACCCATCATGTTAATTAGTTTAACAACATATTTGTCAGCTGTGTTATCAACTAGTATTGGTCCGTATATTTTAAATTTTCCGTCTTTGTCTACTTGAACTAAACGATAATAATTCATGGTTGGCTCAAAGTCGTTGTCAATAAATGTATATGATGAAACCATAGTACTGTTTCCTACTGCTGGTTCCAGACCGATAACTGATTTTTCTGTAAACTCACTGGTCGTTGTTCGTTCAATCCAATAGTAATCTGAATTATGTTCTGAGGCTGTTTTCCATGCCAATAAGTTTCCAGATTGCGTTGGTAGTCCTTCGAAGGACATCATTTCTACCGGTAGCGGATCAATTTGAATTAGTTCAATATTATCTAACCACCATTCTTCCCCGGCTGAATTAACTCGACAATAAAAATCTACAGCAACTGATGTTAAGTTTGATGCTAACATCAATGTGTATGTTGCTGGAGTTGCGGTTGATGCTCCTGCTGCTGCTTGGTAAACATCGCCGGTTGGTGCTGCTGAATTTGTAAATGTTCCGTTTGCTGTATGTATAACTACACCGGTGTTGGTATAAGGCCATGTTGCATTTGAATTGCCTGTAATTCTCATTTCATTTACATATGTGCCACCGTTTGCTGATACTTGCACACTTAAATAATCAGCAGCATCTAAACCGCGTGTTGCAGAAGCTGATGAGTATGTATAGGATGCTACTCGGAATCTAAGTTCATACATTTTGGTTGGATCCAAAGTTACAGTTGGTAGTGAATACCAATCTTGTTCTATTCCAGATGAACCATTACCTACGCCAAGAATTGCTGCAGATGTGGATGGAGATACAGATGCATTAGTAAACCAACCTGATGTTGCACCAAACAACCAACCTGCTGACAGATAAGTTGTTGAAGAAGTTTCCATGTTATCGAATTCAATAACGGTTTGTGTTCTAGCAAATCCTGCTAAAAATACAAATGCTAATAATAGTTTATTCATGTGATTTGTTTTTGTGTTTTGTTTTACGGGTATATGTTTTTTTAGATTGTTCCGTTCTAGAAACAAATCGTCCATCAAAGAAGCCTTGTTGTTTTTGTGATTCTCGGGAAGCACCTAAATTAATTTTTAGTATCTGGTTGTTCATAACGTGACATTGTTTGTTCGAATGCTACTTCGTAGGCTCGAGCTAAATCAAATCGATGGTCATATTTTAGTTTGTCTACTAGTTCAAATACTTGTTCGTGCACACCTTGTTTGTATGCCTTCATCATTATCTCTTCAATTCGATCTGCCATTACTACACTCCAAATATAATAAATAAAACTTTAATTACCAAGCTCGGCAAGACCAATATCTTGCTTTTGTGCGAGGGCCTGGATTTTCACAATTATGTCTAGCTCTGAATGATTTTCTACGAGCTGGATTAGATTTCTTTATGCGCATTGTTTTTTGACCAGCACGTTTTGCTGAGGTACCTCCGTGACCAAAGTTAACTTTAACTACATTGCCTTCTGCATTGCGTACATACACTTTGAACTTCTTGACATCGCCACGCATTGGTTTGCCCAATTTAACTTTGCGTCCTTGGTACTCAGCTTCATTAAGACCAGGTTCAATCAGATTAATATGTTCTGATTCATTAACACTGCGTTCAATGTATTCTACAAGACATTGAGCACAATATCCTTCTGCTTCTTTAATTGGAACACAGTTCGGAACTTTGCGTCCTCCTTTTTTCTTCATTCCAATCATTTCATATCCGGACCAGCATGGTGCAGATTCATCAATATAATTCATTTACAACTCCTGTCGTATTGCTAATTTAGGTAAATATGATTTCCAAGTTGCCAACACCTTTTGCATTTCTGCATCAGTGATAGCACCACTTTCCACAAAGCCTTGCAAGAATGTTGTTACTGCTTCGCGGAATGGTGTACGAGTCTTTTTTGCTTTAAGATATAGTCCATGTATCATTGCCGGAATTTCTTTTGGCAACATGAAGTATTTGAATGGTGGCACTTGTCCAGCCTCAATCTTCTTTCGCAGTGGCATATCCGATGCAATGTATTTGCCATCAATAGTATTCCATCCTGATTGAGTGATATGTTCGATTTCATGTCGTAGCACATCTCGCAATTGCATTGCAACCTCACTTAAAACCTTAGGATACTCTGCAGGATCAATTTCGAATCGTACTTCAATTAATGGTGGTTCATCAGAATCTCGTTTAGTGCTATTATAAGCATCGCCTCCATAATTAAAATTATTTAGGCCATCGATCCATTGCACTTTAAGTGAAAGATAAAACTCTAATGGAATAGTTTCGTTTGAAACCTCTTCAAAATATATCTCTTCAAGCTCATCACTAGTAATCTGTGGTGCAGTGGCTGCATCTGTAAAATATATCTTCTTGCCAGCAAACTCACCATTAGGATCCTTAGTTGATGCAAAACTATCTTTAACAACTGATAACAATGTACGCGATAAACTAGTAACTAACGCGTCATAGCGTCCTTCTGTAATAAGTGTTTTCATTGATATCATATTAATAAATATCAGCCTAATAAATTATAGTTCCAGAATGTTTCTTTGTCTTTGTTGAATGGATTACCGGTTTGTTGATAGTAACAGTTCAAGCAAAGCATCTGCAAATTTTCTATGCGATGATTGGTTTCATCCCCATCCATATGATCTAATAACAACGGCACTGTGTCGTCTGTTACCCTGCGTTCAGCATATCCACAACATGCACATTGCTCCGGCATAATGTTCAAGGCGAAGAGTCTGTTGCGAAGTTTCCAACCCGGATAATTTGGATAATGTCCTTCTAGTATTTTATCAATTGAATATATACCTGCTGTGGCTCGTTGTGAGTCTTTGGTAATGCCTAAGCCGGCTTGGTTGGTATGCAGATCATAAAGTGTCTTACCTGTTTCCCGATCCACATACATTTTTGCATATTTCTTCCAGGTAGTGAAAGACACTTTGAGAAAGCGTGCCGCTTCTGCATTTGATTTGGTGTTGGACATAGCATAACGAATATCTGACTCTGGCAGGTTAAAAGATTCCCTGCCTCGTCCATATACATATTTATACTGCTTGTCCATAATCAATAAACACCCTTTTTACGAAGCTCTAATACCGCGGTTTTAGGCAGTGTCTTGCGTTCCCACATTTCACGCATCTCAGGCTTTAAGTTTCTGGTAAAGTCGAGGAACGTGGCCGGATATACCCCACTACGACGCTTTACTTCATCATACCAAGTAGAATAGGTTGAATACAATTCATCAAAGCGTTCTGCATCTGACATTGTATCTTGATGTTCGAGTTGATCCTTAAGTGGCCACAAATCAATTGGCACATTTGGATCTTTGCGACGTGCTGGTAGGCGTGGTTGATTCTTTTCTCGATTTATATTTCGTGTGATGAATTTATCCATCATATTAATACTACGATCTTTCGGGGACATCCCGGAGTGTGCAGATTTTTTACCCATAACCTTATTTCATTTTTTCTGTTAATACAACTATTCGTCTCCAAACATCTTCTGCTTGGTATATATACTTTTTGAACTCAACTACATTTTGTATAGTTCGTGCCTGATCTGCTTTGCGCAGGATTCGATGATATCGGGCGTGTAAAAACCCAATGCGAATTTTTCTTATCCAATTAATCATTTTGATTGTTTTATAACTGTTACGTTTAACCCTTGATCTCGCAAGTCATCACATATATCAAGACATAAATCATATGCATCTACAAATACCGAACATTGCTTGTTGTTATGTGTAATTGTAGCACACTGAACTGCTTGATAATAATTGTGGCCGCAGATTTCAATTAGGCAATCGACTACATGCTCGACTGTATTTACGGCATCATCCATCAATACTACTTGATACTGGCCCCGTCTCTTTGTTAATTTTTTCTGTGACATCTCTGATGATTGCTGCTTGTTCCCAAAACTCATTTTCTTTTGCATAATTTAAAGAATCGTTTAAAAATCTTAGTTTCCGATCCATGTTCCATTGGCCTGGCCATTCCCACTTGTTTGTGGACATGACGTTAATAGATTTAATGAATACTGTGTCTATAAAATTCTTTGTTTCCATACTATATTATATGAAATTATTTTGTGGTATCCAAATTGATAACTAATCAGATTATTTGCTGTTCCGAATGATCAACTCACCTAAAACTTCTAATCGACCTACTTCTCGTTGAAACTCGATTTGAGTCATGGAAGTAGATATTTTCTTGTAGGTAGCATCATATTCTTTTTTTGCGGCTTCTAAATCAAATTTACCTTCTGCAGCCCGTTTGTAGTATGGCAGTTTTACTTTGAAATGGTGCCATGTTAGTAGAGCTAACCCGCCTTTCTTTTTTGCATTGTCAGAAATCTTTTCTGCACCAGACTCGCGGGTGTCAGCAAATGATTCAAAAGTATCTGGTTTGTCTTTTGCTTCAAAAAGTAAATTACGTAGTTTCATATTAATAAATATTTACTTGTTTGGTTTCTCCGGTTTGAATTCAGTTATATATGAATAATCTGTTTCATATCCAGATTTACCTTCAACTGAATAAACTGTCATATCAATTTTATATCCTGGATTTTTGTCAATTCGTTTATACGTCCAAGCAGTATCGATCCATATGATGCGGTTGTTAGGATATATAAAGTAGTTGCCATTATCCATTTTGAATACATGTCCACATTTGTGTTCTGGAGTTTCAGAGAAGTTTGTGTCTAACACGTTTCGATTTTCATGTGACCAATCCAGAGTGAATAAATATACACCCTGGCGTTTTACACCTGTTATGGAAATTAAATCTGCTCGTAACCCGGATAATCGCTCTCGTACTTGCACATCAATGTATGATGAAAAACAGTCCCAATAAACATGTTCTGTTAGTGGTAATCGTTCTGCATCTTTTCGCCATGCAAATGCATTAATGGGCCTTCTAGTCCAATTGACTCCATTTTCTAAGAATGCCTCAAATAATGGAGTTCTTTTTTGAATAGATGCAACACTGTGCACATCTGCGGCTGTGAATTCACCATGACCTTTTTCATGGTTAAATAAAAACTCATTTCGTATATAACATGTTAGAGTTGGAACATTTGCGTTTAAATACGCCATATAACTTATTTTTTATGTTTAAAATATTGAACTTCCCGTTCATGTTCCTCCGCGGCTGATTTAGAATCAAATGTTCCTAAGTTTTTACCTGCGTGGCTGTATAAGCGATATCCGGATTTTACTTTGCGAATAATCTCACGAATAAAGTTTTTCATTTCAGCTTGATTGTTAAGCGTAACTGGTACGAATTGTGGTTGCTGTGAATTGTATGCATCATCATTGCTATGTTGCATTCCCTTAGGACTTGTTTGCAACGAATTCATGATGAATCCACCAACTTCTTCTACATCGTCTTTGGATGTTGCAATATGATCTACTGCCCACCCATGTCCATTAGAAAGAATTCGATCTACCTGAGCCGGATCCATTTGCAACAATGCATCTACCGATTTTTTGATAGTCTTTAAGTTTTCAAAAAACATGTAATTGCTAGTGTTGGTATAATCCATTTCAGAGTTACAACCACATTCGTTCAGTCGTTTCATGTTATGCCTTTTTAGCAACGATAGACCAAATTGCACCCGTAAGTGTCATTGCTCCACCAACAATCTCAGTTACTACAGTTTCGTCAACTAAACCTTTCATCACGAAGATACCTCCGACAAAAGTTAATGCGTGACGAACAATTCCTAGAATTTGTTCTTTTGTAAGTTTCATATTGTTCCTTTATTATAAATATCATTATGATTTCTTTAGCTGCAATACAACGTTAATACCATATACTGCAGACGTAGTTGCACTTTCTCGAAGTTGAATATTAATTAAATCACCGAGTAATACATCTATTGCCGAATTGCTTACAGCTTTATCGACAAATGAGGTAAGATCTAAACCAGCAGCAACTTGACCTACAACAGTACCATTTTTTGCTATACTAACTTTGACATCTGCAGCGCCTTGAGTCGTAGTATATGATGTAGCGCTACCCGACACAATAACACCAGTAAATGGTGCAAATATTCCTATTCGGTTAGCAGTTGGATATGGCGCTGTTGGAACGCCTCCTATATAGTTAATGCTACCAGAAGTAGTATTTGTTTTCATTGAATGAAAAAATGTAAGAGTCATATACTCTGCAGCCCCAGCTGCATTCACTGCATATGATGCAGTTGTTGCAAATGATGCTGTGCCTAACAATGTCCCGGTAAATGATCCTGTAAATGATCCGCTAGCTATAACGGTATCAGTGCTACCTCCACTTAATGCATCAATCGATCTAGTTACATGTGCTGCTTGTATAGTACCACCGTCGGTAATACCTGTTTTATTTATTATCGCCATTGTCTATGTTCCTTTTTTTATATATCGGCCAATTTTTTGTTTGTTCGTTTAACCAGGCCTGTCGATCATCACACCCACAATCTTCATCTAGTATCTGTGCAATTCGTTTTGCTAGCTGATCTAATCCTGTTGCAACAGTTATTTTTTTAATATCGTCGCCTAAGCCTTTACTTTGCATCAATTCCTCCATTGTTCATTGAGTTTCTAAGTTGCATGATCATTGTTTGATACTGAGCCGTTTGTGGTATTTCAAACACAGTTCGTCCTGGAAACTGATAATCATGTTCTGGATGCATCATTAGCATATGACCCGTTTCATCAATTCCTAACACAGGATGTGCTACTTCACGCATTGTGATCGCCCCGGTTGGAGTTGGTATCATGGTGCAGAAGCCTGGATGTTTCCATTGTCCTTCTGGATCAATTACTCCGCCTGTTTTTCGTATAACATTGGCCCAACCTTTAAGGTCTAATGGTCGTTTGCGCGTAACATGCAAAACCAATGATTCTGTTATTTCTTTTTCATCGTCTGATTTTAGGAAGGCAGATGGCATAATATGTTTATCCATTTTGAGTGCCTTTGCTAGTATTGCTACTAAACTACCACCTGGCATAATTGCTACTGTAGTTAGTCCTAACAGTTTCACCACATCTTTCATTTGGTTACGAACCCATGCCCATTCTTCCGAAGTTAGTTTCTCACCGTTAATATGACGAAGCAGCATCACCATGGCTTGTTTGGTTTCATCTTTCTCAGTACGCATTGCCGAAATAAAGTGTTTTACTTTATCCTTTGCTTTGTTAACTGTGTCAGCCATATTGATTTCATTTAAAGAACTTTCTAACGCAAGTTGACCCATTGTAATCTTTTTTTCAAGGTTCTTTAAACGTTCGATATATCCTTTATTACGTAGATGTTTGAATGCCATGTTTTCCACCGAATACTCGCCTTCTGCTTCTAAACCAGTTTGGCGAAGATGCTGGAGTCGTTGTGTGATGTTTTTAATTTTTTGTTCTATGTGTGGATCCGTCTCTTTGAGTGAATCAATATCGTATTCGTATGGTTCTGCTTTTTGTTGAATGGCTCCATCATCTACAGTAACAGTGTCGGAGGCTGGTTTGCGTATCCATTTATCACGTAGCACGGAATATATTCCTACTGATGAATGCAAGTCCTCATTTGAATCTTGGGCATACAACTCAATGTTCATGCCTTTATATGTTAAAGGGTGTGTAGTGTTCCATATGCTTTTCTTTGCATGCATATAATTTTTAACTATGTGTAGATTGTCTCCAATTTCTAAATAGTTAATAACAACATGCAAATCAATATCACTATGTTCCGTCCAATTGTAATTAGCACTACTACCGATGATTATAACATCATGGATATCACAACGTACTTCTAAGAAATTGTAAAATGCTTTTGCAATTTTCATGAACCCAACACGAAGCTTGGGATGAAGTTTGTCTCCATCCCAAAGCTTTGGATTAAGTGTGCTATGTGTTTGATATTCGGTTATCATTGTTATTTCGTATTAGTAGCAGTCGGTGTAGCAAACTTAACTTTTTCAACATTACCTTTTTCATCTCGTGTTACAAAATCATAATCGCCTGGATCAGATTTATATACTGGTAATGTTTTTGATGCTATTTTATCCGTTCCTTCTACGGCGCCTTTTATTACTGGTTTAACATATGAGTTATACATGTTTCGTACCGCATTAAATGATCCAAATGCCCATGCTAATAATGATACAATGAATCCTTGTCGCTGGTCTCGGTTTTCGGTATACACGCCAGTTTTTTCTAGTAAATCTTGAAATTCATTGTAAATTACATCTAATGCTTTTGGTCTAGCAAACAATCGTTTTATAACATACAACATCATCTCAATTGCTTTAAAGAGCCAACTCAGCCACGCACCGCCATTCGTACTTAGCCATTTCATTGGTGATTCAAACAGTGGATCTAAAATCCCGGAAGATCTCCAATCATACTTGAATGTTCCAAGTACGCGGCCGGCATCATATGTACGGTGAATTGCGTTTGGTAACAGTGCACAGAATCTAGCCCAAAACGTTTTTGTATATTCGACAAAAATTAAATTACCTGTATTAATTGTTTCTTTAATAAATTGGTTGGTCCAAAGTCGTTGTGCTTCTTTACCTACTACGCTACCGCCTACTGTTTTTGTAGCCATGAACAATGGAACGATTATTTTCTTGTAAATTTCATCACCTTTACCAGAGTTGATAGTTTTTGCAATTGCACCCCAAATCTCAGCATCGATATTTTTAGTAGTAGTATTCAATAAATCTGCAGGTAGTCCCAATGTTCGAAGCATGTTTATATTTACAGCACCGCCTGGTAATCTAAATGCTGCCGTTTTAATCCATGTTGTTATAGAATCTCTGTTTTTATTTAAAATATTAAACAATATCGTTCTACCGCCAGGCGTATTTAACACTGATGCTAAGAATACATCCGGACGTTTTCTACATAAAACCGTAAATGAGTTTACCATGTTCGAGGCTACCGAATCCCATACTTTTTTTGGAAGCATTGCAACAACATTTCCCCATACTTTTCCTAACATGGTTGGGGCAGTGTTTTTGAAGAATTTAGATGTAGCAAGTAAAATTTCTTTTTTATTTTTTTTGCTATATGTTTTAACCGCAGTAGCTAAAAATACTTCATCCGCACCTTCTTCTGCAATTTTTAATAATCGTTCTGATTTAGCTGCGTTAATAAGAGCCCAGTTTTGGAATGCATCGCCATACCGTAATACCAACTGTTCTCCAATTCTCGATAACGCAGCATTTGTTGCCCGAAAACCTTTTACAAAATTTAATAATAATTGTTTTAAGTTTTTTATTTTAGCTAGTTTGCTAAACTTTTTAATAAATTCTTTTACATTTTTACGTTGGCGTGCATTTGTTCTCCACATTTCTAGGAATGCTTCTTCTGATTTCATTGCTGCTTGTATCGCTTCTGGTCCAACTTTACCACCAAATTTTACCGCTGCTATAAGTCGTTTACTACCTAACTTAATGATACTACCAGCAAATGGAATAACCGCAATCATTGATAAGCATCCTTCTAATTTGCGGCCGCGAATGAAATAAGCAATTCCATTAAGTAAATCAATTATATCACCATATCCTGGAATTAATCCTGCCCAATCCAATATAGACTGTATGGTATCTTTTACTTGTTCTAATGGTTTATCGGATATATCTTCAAATCCACGTGCTGAACGCTTATATAAATTTGGATCTTTAAGTCCATGTCCTGCTATTAAAAAGAATCTTTTAATCCACCCGGATTCCTTATACACATCAAATTCACCAGATTTTACATCATCGGTTAAGTTAAATATTAAATTTTTACCTTTTTTATAAATGTATCCGAATACTTGTCCGCCTGGATTACTTATTTGAATTTTATTTCCAGTTAGCTTCCATTTGAATTTAGTACTAGTACTTAAATCTGGTCGCATATAAACATATCCGTCAGATTGGAAATGAAACAATGTTCCTGATTTTAAATCTGCGGCATACACCGGGACTTGCCAGTTATACGAGTTTACCGCAGCATTCGTTAAACGTCCTGCATTGTTTGGAGATAATTTATCTGTACGGAATACTTGGGTTTTAAACAATTGCTCTGCTGGGGCTAAATTCTCTGGCCATGGTTTTAACTTTTTACTCGCAATTATCTTATCCATTTCTTTTTCGTTTTTCGTTAAGAATGAATTAGGCCCCATTTGTGTAGGGAATACTCGTAAATTTGGATCTGGCTTTAACGGATCAAATGTTGTTTTTTGTGTTACAAGTTTTGTTAGTGAATCTTCTTCCCGGGCAGTTAATAATTGTTCACTTAAAACTGCATCTTTTTGAAAAGCTTCGCGGAGCACTGCTTCTATAGTTAACTCATTCTGAAGAGCTGATGTATTAGTGTCTGTCGGTGTAGGTTTGATATCACGAAGTATCGCTTCTCGCAATACAACATCTAACGTAATGTTTGTAGATTGATTCATATTATAATTTCCTATTTATTATAAATATCATCATTTCCAAAAGAGCTGTATTAAAATCAATGCAAATGCTAATCCGAGAGACACTGCTGTTTTTAAATTGATGGCTTCATCCCGGAATACCCAGGTCATGATGGCAAACATAGTAATACCAGTAACAAATGAAACAAATCGACCCGGCCAAAATGCACCGTCAAACCCGGTAACTGCAAATCGTGTTGCTTCCATAAACAACCAAGTGATTGGAACACCCATTAGCATAAGTGCCCATCGGTATGTTTTAGCCCATGGCCATATTAATGGTCCATTTGTTTGTATCCAAACGAAGCTTTGTCCTACTAAAAAAATTAATATGGAAAATATAATGTATTTATAGTTCATATCATATAATATGAAATTTACTACAGAATTCAAAGTAATTATTTATTAGAGTCAGATGCGTATTTAACACCCATGATAGTGCCGATGATACTAAAAGCATTTGTTAGCAATATACCAAACATATTACTCCACGTGCTACCAATGATCTGAGTATCTTTATTAACAAACAATGCAACCATATATATAACGGTAGTTGTGACACCTACTCCGATTATGATAATAAGTGATATACGAACAATTAGATTGATTAACTCGAACTGAGTTCGTTTTTGTATCATGTCTAAACTGTCCATGGCGGCATCGCGGGCTGTTTCAGCATCACATTTGGATTGTTCTGCATCCGTTGCTGCTTGTTGAAGTTCTATCATCAACTGTTGATTTTGTTCGTTTGATTCAACTAGTTGTTTGTTTTGATCTTGTATTTGTTTGGTTATTTCTAATCGTTTTCGTCGATTTTCTTTATCGCGGGTTGTGCATGTTTTTATATATGCATCAAACTCAATATCATCGGTTGAATCAATTAACTTTAGAATGTTGCCTTCTAGAGCTATATTTTTACGGGCATATAACTCAATTAATTTTTGTTTAGTATTATCATCTAATACTATCATCGATACACTTTAAATGGGGCAGTGCGTGCTTTATACCCGTCATAGTCTGCGCGGAATTGTTCTAAACGAGGTTCGATATCATCTGACTTAATTATCCAAAACTGTGCGCCGGCTTGAATTGCCTTTGCTTGTTCTTCTGGTTCATTTGATGATGAGATGATTCCAATAACCACGTTATTACCATACTCAAAATTAATTTTTCTGATAAGTTCGATACCATCAAACGAACTACCAATAATATTCAAGTCAACAAATACACATTCGGGTTTATCGTTAGCATCGCCACTTTGAAACCATTTTTGAAACAGTTTTGCTGCTTCGTCGGAACTATTTAATGAGTTTAAAGACAAACTTATATCGAGCAATGAACATGCATCTTCAAATACTAAGTGGAATAAATCTTCATCATCTACCAATAAAATTGAATCAATCATTTTTGCTTTCCTTTATTTTTATTTTCATTTTTGTGCCTGTTTCATTTTTTTCACAGGTAATATTAAATCCATGTTCTTCTAAAATAGCAACACAAATATTTAAACCCAAACCAGTTCCAGCTTCAGTTTGGCCTTCTTTCCGAGTATATGGTTTTGATAAATGATCAAAATCTTTTTGTGTAATACCTCTACCATTATCTTGAACGTAAATGGTATCATCATCGGAATATATTTTAACAAACTTAGTGTCAGAATCATTATACTTTAAACCGTTTCTAATCAAGTTATCCAATGCTGTACAGAACAATGCTTCGTTTACTTCGATGGTTGGTAACTGGTCGATAATAACTTGACTACTGTATGCAGTTGATGACAAGTAATCGGATAATATCATTTTCAAATCACATTCAGCTTTATTTAGTACAACATCTTTTTTTACGAGATTGGTAAATTCATATACACCTTTATACACTTTTTGTGAATGTTTCAATCCTTCTTTAATCATGCGGATTGGGGCTTCAATTTTTAATGAACTAATATCATCAGAACTTAATCTTCTTTCTAACGAACTAAGTCCCCTAGGCATATACGTATTAATACCTGAATGCATATCGTGTCTTAATATCTTAGCTGCGTGTTCTAGATACGTATTTTTCTTTTCAATCTCTTTCTTTTGTTCATATGAATCGGTAATATTAGTAGCAATTTTCAATATGCGATATATCTTGCCGTCCATTCCGATAATTGGATTATAAGTTGATTGTAAATACACTAAAGAGCCATCTTTTTTAACTCTTGTAATTTCACCGGTAAATAATATACCGTCATTTAGTTTTTTCCAAAAAAGAGCATATTCTTCACTGTTAAAATGTGTGTCGTCTATAAATATTCTGTGGTGTTTTCCGACTAGTTCATCAGCTGAATCATATCCCATGGTTGTTAAAAACAAGTCATTAGCAAAAATAATGTTACCTTCTAAATCAAATTCAATAACTGCGTTAGATTTATTTATGGCATTCATTCTATTACGAATTTCTACTTCTTTTTTCTTAAGCTCCGTAACGTCTTGTCGTATTGATGAAAACCCTTCTAAATTGCCATGTTTATCAAATCGGGCTCTAATGTATGTGTCGACATAATATAGGTCACCTGTTTTTGTTTTGTTGGTGACAATTGCATTCCATATCTCACCTTTCATCACTGTTTCATACATCTTACCCCAGTACCCATCGGGTTGTAGACCAGAGTTTACGATGATATGATCTTTACCGATAACCTCATCTAAAGACCATCCTGATACTTCTTCAAATTTTTTATTAACGTATGTTATTTTACCAGTTTTATCAGCAATTGAAATAATTGCAGCTGTGTCAATAAACTCATCAGTATCTTTTATTTTTTTTAATAAAGTACTTGTTATATCAGCTGCGTGTGATTTCATTAAAAAATAAAATAGTGGTAAGAACACTAAAAAACACACAATTTCAATTCCGCGTGTAATGTAACTAGAATCTAATACTGAAAAGAATACTAAACCTTTTGTTATAGCAAAAACTACTAATGTTACTATGGTAATACCTTTAAGTATTTTATGTAAACTAATCATTTATCGTATACCTTTATGCTTATCTAATGCATCTAGAATTTGATTAAGAACTGGTGCTTTTATAAACCCTGCCATCGATGCATTTTTAAGTGTACTGATAATTTGTAATATAATGAATGGAATTAAAATTGTTTCACTTAACCAAGAAGTTCCTGGATATCCTTTTTCTACAGACAGCAACACCGTTAAAATTATAATCCATGTTGCGGCTGTTCGAAGTACTTTGATTGCTTTACATGTTTGAAAACCTTCTCGCTTTATTCCAGCAATTACACCAAAAAACCCATCGACAAACACTACTGCAATTAATGCTAGATATTGCTCGTAATAGTCGATAGATAGATTAAAAAAATACGAACATATAAATGATATCATGGTCGTTGTGGATAATATTATTGCTAGAGCGGTTGTTTTCATTTTATATCTGAAGATTCAATTAAAGTATATGAAAATTTATTACCATTTGCTGTTTTAGCTTTGCGACAAATTGACATAAACTCTTCAAAATCAGCAGAACGTTTAAATACCTGGCAGCCTTCCGACCAATTTTCTACATATGTTGAATCAGCGCCGGCTTTATGAATGTTGATTCCAAATACACCTTCTTGAATTGATTTTTCATCATATACCATATCTTTGTTTGGATCGCGGAACACTTTAACTGGTTTGTTTTGTCCTAATGCTTCATACTTCCCGGCATGCAAACGCATTATGTGTGAATCGATATATTGTCCTTCTACTAAACGAGCAACACCAGCTTTGTTTCCATACTGCATTACGCCTTTTGTTCCTGGATCGGTTGTTGCTGACCAACAATGGAATTTTTCTTCTCCGTTTACGGTGTAAGATACTGTAATGTGATCATCGAATAGATTGGTTACTTTCTGTCCAGTTGCTGAATTACGAACTCCGATTATATTTAAAACATAATCGTTGCCATCAAACCATTTATATCCTTTTGCTTTTACTGCTGACTCAATTTGGTCTTTTGTGTATTTTGAAACCGATGCTGGTTTTGCTTCTACAACGATTCCCATCTTAGCTAATGTTGCTGGGCCGACTACTCCATCTGCAGTTAATCCATTTTTAGTTTGCCACGCTTTAACTGCTTCTTCTGTTTTAGGTCCAAAATTTCCTACTGGATCTACACCTAATACTACTTGAATTTTTTTAACCGTCTCGTTGTTATCACCTTTTTTTAGTATCATAAAACTATCCTTATTCGTAATTGTTGTTTAATCTTTCTTAAAATATAAATTTGCTTCTGCTTCGCGGCGACGAACTAGACCCCTTAACACGCGGCCTCCTGCCTTTGTCCATTTCATGAACTCAGCTCGGATAGTTTCGTCTGACGGATCAGCATTAACTTTTTTTAATAATGTTGATGATTTTAGGTTTGCTGGACCTAGATTGTAGGCAAATGATACTAATGCATCGAATTGATTCTGATTGATGTCATCTCGACAATATGAATCTACATACTGCTCAAAACTTGCTAACATGCTTTTCAATAAGTCTGTGCCATGGACTTCCGTGATTGGAGTATCGGACATTGTTACTTTTTTACCACCTGGATAAAAAGTTGCGCCGTAACCAATAGTAGGAATTCCTGCAGGGCACTTATAAGGTGCTGCGCGGAACCCTTCCATTGTTTTGATTATTTCAATTCCGGCCGTTCCTGTTTTTGTAATTTTCATGACTGTTTAAACCTTTATTTATTTTTTCATTAAAAACTTTTCAGCTACATTACCAGCAATACAGATAATTACAATAGTTTTAACTGCGTCTACTAGGTCTGTAGATGGTTTAATTGATTCATGTGAATATGAATTTAACACCATGGTAACAGAAATAAATAGGAATCCTAAAAATGCAATAACTCGTTTCATTGAGGTGTCTCCACCGGTAAACATTTCTTTGATAAAATTTTTCATGTAGCTACTTTCTTATACTTCAAGTATAAATATCAGTAACTAGAATTTAATTGCAGTATTATTCTTCAGAAACTGCTCGACCTATTTGTCTAGTCCAATCTAGGTCTGTGCGCACTATAACATTTTTAGTCATTGCGGCTACTAACATTGTTCTGTCGACACCTAGTTGGTTTGCAAGATATGCTAACGCAGCTATGTCTTTAGGAAAACAATGCCCCCCAAAACCAAAATCGCCATCATGGCCAGGAACTGACCAATGTGAATTGCCCAATCGATCATCATAACGGGCATATTCGATTACTTTATCATAATCAATGTTTAAACCTTGGCAGATCTGATACATTTCGTTTGCAAATGAAATTTTTGTGGCTAAGAATGTATTAGTTACATACTTGATCATTTCAGCAATGGTACTGCTTGTTTTAATGATTGGCACTTTAGGAAATGCCTTTTCAAAATATCGTTTAACAATTGTAGTAGCAGAGTTAGGTCCTCCGAGTATGATTCGATTTTGATTTTTATAATCATCAACTGCGTTAGACTCTGTTAAGAACTCTGGATTAAACACAATATCCAATTCAGTGTATAATTTATTTAATCGATCTGTTGTTCCTGGTGGAATAGTAGACTTAACAACTACAATATAATTTTTCTTATTGTATGCAATTACGTTGTTTTGAATTTCTGTTAGTGCAACATTTAAAATTTTTAAATCACATTCACCAGATTTCATCATCGGAGTAGGAACACATACAAATGCAATATCAGTGTTTAAAACTACATCTTCGATGCCGTTAACATTGCGAAATTTGTTTCCATCTTTATCATATGCTTTAATATCAAATACATGTTGCATTCCTAATCGCACAGCATTTCCTACAAACCCCTGGCCAATAATTCCTAATGTATTCATATTACAATCCGTTAATATATTGCTTTAATTTATCTGTCGGTGTCCAATTTAATAATTCTAACGCTACATCTCGTTCACGTAATGTTATACGATAGTTTCCTTTTTGATCTGGTAAATATGTTGTTGTGCAATTGAACTTCTCTATAAACATGGCTGCTACTTCATTCATTGAATAATTTACTCCAGTACCCAATTCCCACGCATCCTCGATATAATGTTCAGTTTCCATGATTCGAATCAATCCATCAACAATGTGGTCTACATGTGTGAAATCTCTGCGCTGTTCGCCATCACCAATAATAGTAATTGGTTGTCCGTCTCGTACTTGTTTTCTCCAAATTCCAATCACAGCTGCATAGTCGCCATCCACAATTTCATTTGGTCCATACACATTGTAAAATCTTGCAATCTGCACTTTAAGTCCATAACACTCTTCATACATCTTACAAATTTCTTCTCCTAAGAACTTGCTTAAAGCATATGGTGAAATCCTAGGATTATGCCAACGGGATGATGATCCTGCATACACAACCTTTGCATCCGTATGTCTAGCATATTCTAAAACTTTGAAAGTTCCTGTTGTGTTTGCGTCATATGTTTCTAATGGTAGTTTAAATGATATTTGAATACGTGCAACTGCAGCAATATGGAATATAACATCAAATTTATCAACTGCTGGATTAAATATATTATCAATGTTATTAACATCATCTATAATGTATTTAACATTCTCTATTTTATTGTCCAATGTGCCGCAAGATAAATTGTCAATACATGTTACGCCATGTCCTAATGCAACCAATTGTTTACATAAGTTTGAGCCAATAAAGCCTAGCCCACCTGTTACTAAAATTTTCATATTCTAATTTCTATTTGTTTGTTATAAATTTTTTGTTTGTTAATGGATCGTGTCCTATGTATCCACCCCATTTGTATCGGGCATATTCATGGCCGGCTTGTTCTGCCAAGTTACGTTTCTCTCCATTTGCAGAAACTGCCGCAAAGTGATAAAAATGACAGTTCCATGTTCTTAGCATACGTAGTCCTGATAGTTGACATTTTAAAAAAAAGTCCCAATCGGCTACCATACCCATTTCATAATTTTCATCCCATCCGCCAACTCGAAGATAATCAAGCTTTGACATAAAGATAGGAAGTGTGGATCCACATTCCTCAGTTTTATCCCCAGATGCATAATGATAATCAAACAACCAAAATGCTTCAAGATCGAATGATGCAATGTCAGTTCCTAAATTTTCTATAATAAACTGAGGAAACATACTAGGAAACGGTTCTACTTGATTAGGTGTTATTACAGCACCTTCTTGCCATTCTTCTTCCAATGTAGAATCCCAAAATCTTGGAAACACGTTATCGTCATTAACAATAAGTATTTTATCATATCGCGAATTGTATACACCTAGATTAGTTCCCCGACATTGACCTGCATTTTGTTCTAAGTTCAATATATCAATTGAATCTTTCCAACGGTCTAAGACCTCTTTATTCAAGTCATAGTACCCGTCTACAACAACGATAATCTGATTTTTATTGCATTGTCCTTCAATTGCAGAACGCAAACAAAGATCCAATGCGTCTGGACTTTTATATGTAGGAATTATTACTGATATCATAGTGTTGACCAATCTGTTAATGGTGATAACCAAGCTGTTTCACCATGGGTAGCATAACCAGGAATCGGTGTTATTAACAATTGGTTTTGTTTTCTCAATTCTAAAAACATATGAAAATCATTAGGATGTGTACCGGCTGTGTGTGTTCTCAGAATTGTTTCTGTAAATTTCAATGTTGATACTTTGCTAGCAAATGTCATCGTAGTTGAATTAGTAATTTTCCAATGGCATGAATCCGTTAAGTAAATACGGGTATCTTCAGCACCGCCTTCACAGTATGGATTTCCGCCGCGGCTTGGATCTAAGTACTTGTCTGGATGATCGTATAGTGCAACGAATGATGCACCTAAGTCAAATCCTTGTTTCAATACATCTGGAGAACCTTGCTTATGTAAATAATCATTTTCTACAAAATACACAATTTCATCATCTGCATAGGTTAATGCTTTATCTAACGCTAAATTGAATGTGCCGGCACCATTACCAACCGATACCTGAATGATATTTGCTGGGTCAATGTATCGTTTAATCATTGCTAACGTAGCATCACTACAATTGTCCGCAATAATTAGAATGTCATAAATATGATTAAAAAATACATTGCAGAAATTTTTTAAACATGATTCATTGTTGATGTAGTCTGGCTTTACTTTATTGTAACCAGCATCTGATATTCTATATATTATTTTCATTTTAAAAATACGTTGTTAAACTGTTTCATTACCAACTCTGGTGAATACATTGAATATGCATTCCAATTTTCATGTTTATTTATAATATCCGGAAAATTTGTTAAAATTCCAATTAATTCGTCATAGTTGTTATAGATTATTGATTTATCTCCTAGCATTTCAATATGTGCTAAATCATTGAATCCGGAATCACACCACGATGTTGTTATAATTGGTTTATTTTTTACAGAAAATTCAGCTACAGTTAAACCAAATGATTCTCCTCCATTTCTTGCGTGTATACACGCATCACATGTATTAATAAATCCAATCTTTGTAGTCATATCAGATGTGCCACTTATAAAAAATACATTTGACTCATCGCAAAATTGATTAGAATTCATAAACAAAAAATACATATTTTTGTTAGCTCGTGCAACATTTATAACAGCTTCGCGAGCAAATGGAATATTAAATGAATCCGGGCCGCCATAATATCCAAATACTAGTGCATCTGTTGGTATATTAAAAAATTGACGATAGTTTTCCATATGGTCGTATTTTAAAATATCAACAATATGCGGGACAAATGGCAATGTACCGCCTGACATTTGTGTTGATAACCATTTAGATACATATGCATATACATCTCCGTGTGGATCATGTAACTGAAAAACGGAATGTACTAAATTTTTAGCATTCGGTACTAGTTTGCCATCATTCATACCAGCTTTTATATAATAAACGGCATCAATTTGATTTTGATCGATATAAGATATAACATCATCAAATTTGTCATATAAAAATACATTAAACTGTTTTTGAAATTTATCCAATGCAGCTAAATCTGAGTTTCGATTTGATATAATTACTGAATCATTGTTTAATAATTCTTGATTATAATATGCATAATCAAATAAGGCAATTTCAGTTCCTCGAAGGCCTAGTTGTTCACTATGAAATGCAATTTTCATATATTTAAAAAGTTGTTTAATTTGTTAATGTTCATTGTAATATCACCAGGTACCCGATCAGGCTTATACGATGGTTTAACTCGATCATTGGTTTTTATTGCTAAGTCGTATATAGTTTTAGAATCTGTACCAACATTGTAGACTCCAGTTGCTTGTTGATGAATCAGTTTAACAATTAAATTGCTAATAACATCTACAGAATCACAATTTGTATGTATATCTACCCAAGCAGTATCATACGGAAATGGATTAGGTTTATGTGATAATCGACAAATTAAATAGTTGTTACTTCGTAATTGAACTAATGCATCGCCAACTAATTTTGTGTAACCATACCAAGTTGGTATGTGAACTGGGACATCGGTTTCTGATGCTACTGGTACAGAGCCGGCATAGATATAATCGGTAGAAATATGAATTAATTTTTTGTTAGTCGAATTGCATACATCAATTAAATCGTTGAGAGCTTGAAGATTAACGTCCCACGCTGTTTGCATATCTACGCCGTATGTATCAGTATATGCAATACAGTTAACTACAGTATCGTATGAATCATTTAGTAAATGTGACCATTCTGATAACTGAGTAATATCAATATTGTTATGTGTTCTGGAAATATAGTCCCAATTGGTTTGCCGAATTAATTCTTGTCCCAATAAGCCTTGTCCGAGTACAACTACGTTCAAAATTTAAAATCCTTTATAACTTGTTCTATATACATAAATACCTCATCCGTATAATGTGGTGCTGCTCCAATAAAGAACACTGAATCTAAAACTTTGTTAGCTTCTGGATATTTAGATGAATCATCTAAAAAACTATAACCTGGATGTAGTAATATGTTCCCGGCAAAATAGTTTCTTGTTTGTATTTTATTCTTTTCTAGATGTTCTACTAGTTTATGTTTCAGCCCCGGTGTTTCGCATATGAATGGAGTTCCAAACCAACATGGTTCTGCTGATTCTAAGGTTACCGGAGTTCGTAAATTTGGTATATGCTTTAAAAATATATCACTAATTACAGTTTTTGATCTTTTTCGTTTTGATTCAATATCATCTAGTTTTTTCAACTGTTCGATGCCGATGGCTCCTTGTAAATCTAATGGCTTAAGATTATACCCCATTTCTGAAAATACATACTTATGATCAATTACGCCATCGTAATTATCTAACCACTTATCAAAACGATTACCGCATGTGCCACACGCTAATAGATTTGCTGATCCTATACAATAGCAGTCGCGACCCCACCAACTAATTGACACAAATAACTTTTTTAATTCATCATCATTTGTACAAATCATTCCGCCTTCTCCGGTGGATATATGATGTGCTGGGTAGAATGAATTTGAAAATGCAACGTAATATTCATTTAAATATTTGCCATTCCATTTAGATCCTAAACTATCACAATTATCCCCAACAAGTTTCAAATTGTATTTTTCACATAGTTCTAGTAATCTATCAATGTTCGGTGGATTACCTAGTACTGGAGAAACAAAGATTGCTTTTGTTTTTGGAGTAATTTTTTGTTCAAGTAAATCCAAATCAAAATTCAAGGTGTCCCATTCAATATCAACAAAAATTGGTTTTAATCGATGTTGATAAATTACTGATATTGTAGTTGCAAACCCAACAGGCGACACTATAATTTCATCATCATCAGCCCAATTAAATCTACGCTTCAATGCAGCAATCAAAACCAAATTGGCTGAACTACCTGAGTTTACCATGTGTGAATGTTTAACATTGAACTTTTTACTAAACTCGAGTTCAAACTTATAAACTCGTTCTCCGGTAGTAATCCATTTACCATTCAAAAATGAATGAATTGCAGCTTCGGTTTCTTTTTCATCCCAATATGGTCCTGAGTAATATATTGGAGTAGTGCCCGGTATAAAATTTTTATTATTGTAAATATATGGAGCTACGTGATTGCCAATTAATGTTTGTATGTCGCTTTTTTGTATCATTGTTGTGTATAATTTTTAAATTCAGTAACTGATGGAAATTCTGTTAACTTGCCAAAATGTTGTTCTAACAATGGATCAAATTCAAACGGCGGTGTGCCATTAAATGGTGTTGTATACTGATAGTTTCCCCATTTATGTTTAACGTATTCTGCATTATGTTGACCAACCTTTAAGCTAGGAGAATTTGGATCAGTAGATGTGGAATTTCCGTTAAACATACTAGGAACATTTAGATTTATGTTTTGTACATTATGCAATTTACAGCGATGGTCATAATCGTTATCTTCACACCCAGCCCATAGTATATTTTCATCAAATCTACCAACCGTATTAAATATGTCTCGATGCATGCAATATAGTGCATATCCAAATCCGTTATTGTATGTGGTAGCTAATGATGTGGCAGTTGAATTATCCCACAATGCATCCAGAATTTCCAAACTGAATCTGGAATCTTCTTCACTAACAATAACTTTTTCTAGTCCCATATGGTTGAATGCGATATCACATATAAAATTCCATCCTCCTGCGCAGCCAATATTGGTTGTGGTTGTATAGACATCAAAATTATCAGTTATATACGAATTTAGTTGCTGTCGCCCGTTATCGATAAAGTAAAATTGATATTCATCAGAATAATTGGCTAAATTGAACCATTCAGTAAAATAATCATTTGCATTATATCCTAATACAAAAACATGTTTTTTCATAATAAACTTTCTATAATTTGTTCTATAACTTCACTATCTGTATAATAAGGATTCATCATCAAATGTCCAACCGTTTCAAAATATTTATCTGGTCCTAGTTGTGGAGACTCTATCTTTTTTAATACTCCGTTAGGTCCGTATAATTGATATATGAAATCTCCAGTTAAAATAGTGCGACACCCTACCCCGGCAGCTAAATTTGCTAACCCGCCTTCAGTTCCTATAAATGCATCGCAATGCTTTAAAACAGACGCTTCAAACAAAATTGACTTTGTATCAGTATCTGCTACATGTATAGTTTGTTGTTGATTTGCTGAATCAAACCCAATTGGATACAATGTAAAATGTTCCTGTAAGCCATCAATTATATATTGAATATCGCGATGACTACCACCGTAACCTAAATTAGGAACATCGACTCCGGCTTCATACTGTTCCGGTGTAAATAAATAGGTTTTTGGTTGCCAATTGGACATTACTCCTATAACCGGCTTACCTGTTTCTTGTCGAATATCGTTTATATATTTTTCTGCTACAACATCGTATTCTGGTGTAGTGTATATTTGATATGATTTTGAAACAACATCAAACCCTGCTTGTTGTTGATATTCTTCACATGGCGTAATTTCATAATGTAACTCACTTAATTCAATAACACGATCATATCCAGATAATTCCAAAACCGGTCTAGGTCCAGGAATACTAGAAACAAATACTTGGTTGATAAATGGATTATTAGCAACAAGCTGTTGCATTTGTGGAAATCCAATTAAATAATCAACTTGTGTATATTGTGTTGATAATGTTTCTGCTAATGATGTAGCAAACATAATGTCACCAAAGAAACCATATGTAACTACTAAACATTTAGTATTTTGCATAACTTTTTTCTTCTATAAATGTAGACCCATATTTCAAGTTGATTTGTTTTTTAATATCAGCTCTGAGGTCGTTTGTAATGTATACTTGTCGAGCATATTCCACAAACATGTCATCAAACTGTTTTCTGGATTCCATTTCTCGTAAAACATCTTCAATATCCCACAGTTTAACATTTATTGCAACTAACTGCTCATAATCAGACATTGCAATATTCAAATCCGCAAAAACTATTTCATGCAAATACAAGTATTCGCGATTAACATTTTCCAACTTGGCAGAATCGGTTATCTTTTGTCGTTTAATGTCTAAGATTGAAAGCTTATCAACAATCTCCCCTACTGATACTTCTATATTCATTGTTCAACACGATAATTAGTACTTTTAATCCAACGCACATTGGGCAGGCCTGCGACGAATTCTTCAATATCTGCTTTCACATTACGATACCCTAAATGTCGATATTCATATGCCCGAGCAAATAATTGTCGACCTTCAACAAAGTCTTTTTGATGTTCCACGGTCTTTTTTGACATATCTCCGTTGTCAGCATGATATAGGCATAAGAATGTACCTGTTTCATTTCTTACAGGTGTGTATCCAGCCCATTTAAAACGTTCTCTGAGATCTTCATCTTCATTTCCCCATCCTTTGTATAATGGATTCAATCCGTTAATTGCATCCCATTGTTCTTTGCGGATTACAACTACGCCACCATAAAAGTTTTCATCGATACCATCTTCCCATTTACGATACCCACCTGGAATATCATAATAGTCTCGTTTGGTTAGATCTGGATTCACAAAAATTCCTTTGCGAGCTGGCAATACTGGTTGGTCTGCAATTGCATAACTAACATCGTCAGTTGGACAATAATCAACTTGATGCAACACAATGATGTTACCGGTTGCAACTTGTGCTGCTACATTCTGTGTGTTTGCTAAATTGAAATTGTCTGTATCGTTTTGTTCAGACACAATAATTTCAAAATCCATTCCTTCAAAATGTTTAAATAGTGCCGGAATCAATGTTTCTAAATGTTCTTTACGGTCACGATAAGGAATAATAATTGAATACTTATCGTTTGAAATTTGCGATTCTGTCATATTGATGTACTACTTTATATTGTGAAACTGTGTTTAAATCAAATGCAACTAACCCTGCGTTAATTACATGTAAATGCACTGCAAACTTATCTTCTAATGTGGTAAATTTGGTTTGCTCTTTGTATTTGGTTTGTATGAGGTAATTAAATGATGTTTGATCTGCTACTTTAAGTTTACCGGCAGATAACAAATAAATATCCATACACATTTCTTGAACTAATGCCAAAGGACCTCCCCATACACCGACATTATGTACTTGTTTATCTGACAATACATCTATTCCAATCAAGCCTAAGTTCACATATACATGTTCTTTGTTCCATGCTTCTTGGTTGTAAGTAATAATTTCGCTCGTTGCTGTGATCTTATCTGGATCTAGTCCGTCAAATGGATTTGAGTTAAAATATACATCTCGTACATCCGTAATAATAACGTGTGCATGATCTGCTGTTTTTAGATAGGACCATATATGGAAGAAACGAACATTGTGAATCAGATTATATGATGATTCAACTGTCATTGTTCCGGTATTGGTGGTAAATTCTGGCAATTCTCTGCCCCAGCAGTCAAATGTAGGATTCATGATCGATACATTGTTTTCTTTGAGATATTCTACCAATGTGTCTGTTGCATTATAAATAAGCAACATTCTTTCTACATTCTCAAAATTAGATGTCTCAACCCAACCCTGCACATCTGCGACTGTATAATTGCCTGAGATAGCTCCTATTAATAAATTTTTCATAAGTTTAATAACTTTAATATATTATAAGTAATTTTTGGATAGGATATATTATTTTCGTACCAGTTTTTTGCATTATTTTTTACAAATTCTAGCAATTCTTTGTTTCCAATAACTTCATGATATCTTGCTGCAATTCTTTTAGACAATTCATCCGGGTTTGCATATCGATATTCGGCATCGTATTCTGCATCTACTGCTACGTAATGAAAATCTGGTATCAATGGGTCAGATGTCTCAACAATAAGTGTAGGCCGCATTAAAGGTATGCCTATTCCAAACATTTCGATATCACGAAAACACAAATCGCCACATAGTGCACCACCTCCACCGCCGATTGATAATGCTAATTCAAACTGAAATGATTCTTGTAAATAATGTTCAAACGGAATCGGGCCGGCGCCAAAGTATAATTCGGATTCATTTAAATGATTTGGTAGAAGTTCCAATGATTTTCTAACTCCTAGATATCGGGTGTCGACGCCTGAATTATACAAACTACCGCGCCAATATAATCTAGAATCTAGTTTAATGCTTTGACGGTGTGTTTGTATCATATCATAGTTTGTGCCTAGTTGCCACACAGTATCTGGGTATGGTCCGGCTACTATATTTTTACGAATTACTGGATCTGTACATATGGTATCCCAAAACGCTGAATTATATTGTCCAATCACAGCGCCAACAAATCCAGGCTTTGATGATAATTCTACAGTTAATGATGGATGATCTCCAAAGTCGAATGTTTTAAACGTATCATCATATTCAAATATGAGTATGGATCCTTGGTTAATTGCAACGCCGGCATACACCGTGTTTCCATCACCAACGTGCTCATTCCATTCAACATCATATCCGCGAGTATGTAATTCATTAACAATTCCAATTGTATTGTTATGATCAAAACGGTGTTCTGCAATTCCTTTATGAAAACTGTGTAATTTTATTTTTGTCATGATCGTATAAATCTAATATCTTCCTGTAAATTATTTATCTCAGATAACACTTCATACGTTGTAAATCCAGCTTTATACATCACATCAAAATACATTTCTCGATCTGGCGCGCCAATATTATATACAACACCTGGTTTAGGTACTTCTAATATTATTTCTGATGCACGACGTATTAAGTTTTGTCCGCCGTTAATTATATCAACTTCAGATCCTTGCACATCTAGTTTAATAATGTCAAATGTTTCAGTTGGGAATAATAAATCTAATGTCGTAGTCGTTAAATTTAAAATTTGAATATTTGATTCATTAAAATGTTCTGTATTTTCTAAGTAATATGATGCACCTGTTGTAGTAGGAGAATCCGTAGTTATATAAAATTCTACTTGTTTAACAATATCACTTAAACATACTATATGATATGGTACATTTAATAATTTAAGTGTTGGCTCGTTATTTGGATTAGCTTCGATTAGTACAAACTTTGCGCCTGGATATTGTAGTTGCGTTTGTTTGTACCACCACCCATCATTTGCTCCGATATCTAGTATATTCATAAATTAACTAATTTTTTTATAAACTTTTTTATCAGGTCCGGTTAGATGCAATGAATATTTTTTAGTTTTCAATATAATAGGTTCTACTTCGGTATCGTGATCATAATGATTATGATTATCAAAAACTATTTGACCATTAACATTAATTTTATCTTTAAAATAATTGAATGCATCTAAAACTGCTTGAGTATGATGTGGGCCGTCGATAAACACTAACGAAAATTTTGATTCAATTCGTTTATCATTTTCATATATCGGGACGCCATCTGCAAATCTATTAAAAAATTCAGTATCTTCTAAATTATAAAATATAAAGTTATAATCATGTTCATATGCCCATTGGAATAAACTTGACATAGTTTGTGTTTTCATATGATTGGTGTAATCACTTTTATGTATCCCAGCAATATCATGATAATCGATGTTACCATATGGATCTATAGAAATATGTGGTTTGTTTGTACCAATATTACCTTCCATGATTAATACGCTACTACCGCCTCGTCTCGTTCCTATTTCAATTGTAGCACCAGAAACATCTTTAGTTTCTATTATTGCTTGTTTTAATTCTTCGTAATGTGCTCCGTCTAGTTCAATCATAATAAATTAATTTCTGTGTTTTGGGTGTATTAAATGTTGATATTGATCAATATTATTGATTATGTAATTTGGTAATGGAATTTCATTAACCGGGAGTATATATCCGCCTCCTCGATTAAAGATATCAGCACCGGTGTTTAAACATGAATCAATATGCGTATCAGTTTTAAATTGTGGTTGATTAAATTCATAATGTGAGTATGATTCTAGTTTTTTAACTATACGTTCTTTTCCGCCCATCCAACTCCAATGCCAACCTCCGTTAGGTACAAGTGTTCCAACAATTTTTTTACGGATGTTTTCTTGTGGCGAACCACCTATATCTAATAGTGTCTGAAAGTTAAAAACTTTGAATTGAGTCCATGTTTTTTCAAATGATACACAATTAATCCAGTAGTTGCAAAAAATCATTTCCAAAGCGTATATATCACCTGTTTTTACATACGGTATTAATGCTTTAACTGTTTCAGTGTATGGAATTTCATCTGAGTCGCCATATAGCAATATATCTTCTGGTTGAACTCCAATTTCAGTTAAAATATCAATGTATTTACCTGTAACTAGTTCTTCAATTTTATCGGCTTTTAATTCAAATGCATTTTCCGGATAATCGGTAAATGTTCTATGAAATATCTTATCTCCTTTAAACGGGAAAGCTGGAAATTCTGGTCTAGGATCCATTTGATATGTATGTGATGCTTCGAGAAAAATAAAACCATCTACTACACTATCTAATTCATTCATAATGATATCCGTTAGTTCGGACTCATCTGTATATGTACTTACTTTATAAACTTTCATAATACTCGTTTTGTTTTACTTGCCGATCAATTGTTTTAGGATGATACAAAGAAAATGCCTCTGTGTCAGCTGGTAGCATTGAATATGACGTAAACCCATCTAAACGTTCATGCACTTTGTTAATCCATTTAATCTCAGATTTATTCTTCCAGATGCGCCATTGATAGTCTGGCCAATTAACCCAGCCGGCTGCATTAACATTCCATCCCCATTGTTTTATATGATCCGGAGTAAGTCCTTCTACAGTATTAATTCTAGGTACTAAATATACATCATTATCAGGATTCATTTCTAAAAGAGCTGGTAAATGTTTAATAAACAACTCATTTGGAATTTCATCAGCATCTATCTGAAAAATATAATCTCCTGTACAATGTTGGGTAAGATGATTCTTAAATGCTCCAAAATCATTATTCAATGGATAAAATGCAACTCGAATATTACCTTGTGTATTATGCTTCATAAGATAAACATGTACTTGACTTTTATCTTCGGGATGATTTTTCATATCATCCACAGTCAAATCCATTTGAACTACGATCTCGTCTTGCGGTCTTTTGTGTTGCAAAAGAAATGTAATGAGCCGTTGGATTTCAATGAACTCATTACATACTGTTATTGCATATGAAATTTTCATATCTTTTGAAGTTTAGGCAGTTCAATTTTACTGAGAGTTGGCAGTTTCAATTCTACTGGTTTTGGAATCTTGTTAATGCCTTCATCTGCAATTGCCAATACCTTTTCATATATCTCTGCTACTGCTGTTTTAGTAAATGTTGAATTTACATAATAACGCTGACGCTTAGCTAAATCCATCCATTTTTTATAATTCTTTTGTATATCCTGCATCATTTTAGCTGCATATCCATAATCAGGCGTAAACCACTTTGCCTCCCCAATTAAGAAATCATTTTGTGCTGATGGGTGAATTGGTGTGAGACCTCCTGGTACTGTGCAAATAAAATCTTTCTTTAAGAAATCTACTTGGCCAGAATAGTGTGGTGCCATAATGGGTTTACCTGTTGTTGAGAATTCTAACAATGGTCGACCAAATCCTTCTGCCTTGGTAAATGATACCATTGCTTTTACTTTTGGATGATTGTACATGCTATTCATTTCATCATCAGTTAACTCGCCATGGATTAGATATACAGACGGCAGTTTTGCAGTACCAAACATGTCTCGAATTTGTGAAATTTTTGTTTCAATTTCCATTCGATCTAGTATGCTATACGTGGCACCGCTAGTTTTCAATATTAATGCAGGTGCATTCTTTGTGTTTTTATATGTATTGAAAAAACAATGTAATAATCCACTTAAATTTTTACGATCTTCACCAATAACACCCTGCAACCAATGTCCTACTGCTAAGAATGCAAATGATTCTGTAATTACATCTAATGCTGTGAATGTGTCGGTTACTGTTTTATTGTTATACACCGTTTCATCAAAATACTCTGGAATTACTTCGATTCTAGTAGTGATTGTTTTGTTTTTTGACTTTGCTGTTTGTTCAAATACTTTTTTAGTAAATTCTGAAGGAACAATTACAAGTTGCATTGCGTTTAGATTATCAATCCATGATTCTGGACATACATCTCCTTCAGTGCCAGCGGTTACCCCAATATTGTATTTACCAACAGCTTGTAATTCATTTGGCACTGAAATTTGAATCCACACATCTGGTTGCTCTGTTAATGGCAATGGAACAATTCTAAGTTGGAAATCTGTCGAAATTGGGTATGTCATTGGAGTATGCCCCCATGGTAATGAAACCAATTTAACGTCCCATTCAGTTCCTCGTTGTTCAATAATATTTGTTATGATTTCACGTGCGTGATGTCCATAACCTGATTGTGTCGCTACTGGCGACGCTATAACTACTTTTCTCATTATGCTACTATTCCTGTTCGTTCGTATTTAGGAGCTTCTACTTTTGTTACGGTGTACATTGGTCTTGATTCCTGATGCATGGTGAATAAATCACGGAACATTGAAATCATCTTGTTACCCATTTGTTCTGCAGTTAAGCCGTTATCCATTGCCCATTGTCTACCTGCTAAACCTCGTGTACCTCTTTCTAATTCAGACATATCATACCAATAACGAATTGCGTCTGCTACATCTTCAAATTGTACTCGATCATCAAAGATATATGGCGTTTGTGGAGATCCTTGCAGTGATCTGTTGCTTGGAAATACTGGTTTTACCCAAGATCCATGTTTTTTGTATTTACCGGTATGATTTGTTGCAAATTCGCCATCAAACCGAATCCATTCACCATTTTCATCTTCGAATCCACATTGATCCTGAAGACCACCAGTAACATTGTTAATGATTGGTGTTCCTGATAAGATTGCCTCAGTTGAGCTAAGTCCCCAACCTTCATTAGAACCAATATTCACTACAACATCTGCTACATTATATACTGCATTGAGATCTTGTGCTGACATTTTTTGTTCGGAGAAGATAATCTTACAATCTGGAGCTAATGTTGATGCCACTGCACGAAGATCGGTTCCATTTTCATCAACAGCTTGGGTATGCATAACTAATGCTACACGAGTTTTTTGATCTGTGGGTAACTGATCTACAAAGTGTTTGAATGCGAGGATAACATCGCCTGGTTGTTTTCTTCTGATATTCCGGTTGTTCCAAAACACCACAAAATCAACTTTATTTTCTTCTTTGATTTTTGTGTGCATTGAATCATATAATGGATCTAATTTATGCATTGGACAGAACGTGTTATGATTAAGTCCATGCGGCACAAATCCGGTAAGTACATGGTTCCATTTTTTATCTGCTGGTAATGAATCACTTTCATCATAATTAATCACCCCAAATCCGTTTTGTTTTAGCACTTCTCTATGGATATTGTCTGATTGCTTGCTGATGCCCATAATCATATCACAACTACCGTAAAAAGGCGCGTTCCACATCGGATATGGTAGGTCGTCCCAAATAGAGTAATATGTAATTGGAATACGGAATGTGGTTTTAATTTCATGCTCTAATGCATACAACCAGGTCCAATAACGTGGATCTGTAAAGTGAAGAATTGCATCTGGTTGTTCTTGATTTAGAATTGCAAATAAAATGTTGCGATCTCCATAACCGTTCCAGGCAATTAATTTGACTGATGCATCTTCTATTCCAGTTTCACGTGCCACCTCTGCAGACAGATCAAATGCGTTGCCAGCATCTGGGTGATTCAGTGCAGCGCCTAATTGAATCCAATCAAACTCTTTAACTGTGTTAAAAATAATTTCTTTGCTGACCGTACCGATTCCTGATGGTAAACGAAAATCATCTGCCAATAACAGAATTTTCTTTTTTGCGGGCTTGTTAGGGTCGATTTTTTGTAACTTTGGTAACTCCATTTATTATTCCTTATAACTTTATTATAAATATCAACCTAGTATAACTACTGGCTTTTTTAACTTGTTAATATTGGTATATGCTGTTTTTAACACAGGATCCAATGCATCTTCATTTGTTAGTATCATCATGTAATCACATTGTTCTGCAATCAGCTTCATACGATGATGCAATTGGCTGAAATGATATGCTTTACCGTAATATGATTCTGGCATTGCCGAGTATAGATTGTATCCAGAGAACGATGGGTTGTATTCTTTATAATGAATTCCAAATTCCAATGTATACTTTCGTACCATACTATTTGCACCTTCATTGCCGCCGGCGCCAATGATTATCAATTCATCACCAAACCGTTGTTTCAATTCTTGCAGAGTTTGCTGAATCTTTCTGCGATTCTGCCATGCTGTATTTCCTATAACTGCTACTTTTGTCATTTTACTTTTTCATGTAGAAATTTAACACCTTTGGGCATATGACCGTACACTGTTCGGAGCATGGATTCTAATAGTTGTCGATTTGCTTTGCAATTAGGATCTGAGATGTTTGTTAGCAAAGTGTACTCACATTTCTGTGTCCCATAACTATGTGACTTATGCTTTTGCAATTCAAACTGATATACGTATGTATGCTTATGTTCGTAACGGATCATATCTTATAATAGATAATATTATTCTCGAATCCTACCTTCTCGGGGACAATTTACTGAATCAGTTTTGAATGGACAATATTTGCAATTTTTATCACCTTTGCCAGATATTGCCATATAATCTCGGTCTGCATTCTTATTGCCTTCTGCATCAAAACAAGCGTCAACAAATGCATCGATTTGCTTTTGAACTTTGCGTTGTGTTACTGTACCAGCTGCGGGTTTAAATTGTTGCACTCGCTTTTGTGGAAACATAGATTCTTCAATCATCTTGCGTTTCACTATGAAAAACTCAACATCGATATTTTCTTTAGGTGTACCGAATTGTGCTGAAAAATAATTTTTATATGCAATTAGTTGGGCAGCTTTAATGCTGTCTGCCTTTTGATATTTATTCCAACCAGCACGACTTGTTTTAATGTCTAGGATGCTGATAGTATTGGTAGGAACATGGCGCAATACCACATCAATGAATCCATACCAATATACAGAAGGATTCTTTTCTGATGCTTGAGTACATAACTCAATTTCAATGCCTACTAATTCCCAATCCTTTGTGGAAAAGTATTGTTTGCGTCGTTTTTTGAACCAATCTAGGATAGCAACGCCATCTTCAAGATATTCTGCTAATTGCAATGGATTTGAAAAATGTTCTCCGTTACTGTCTGCTACATTACGTGCATATTCTTCTCGGAGCTTGTTTGTAAGGATATCTCGCAAATTTAACTCGTCTGCCTTCTTTACTGTCTCTGTATACAACACAGTCAAATAGTACTGCAATGTTTCGTGAAATGCTGTACCAAAACATGTATCTATGCTGGATTGGAAAGGTGCTAGACCATCAATATATGCTAGCTTCCATTGTCGTGGACATTTTTCATACATTGACCATTGAGAATAAGATATCTTGCGAGGAACCGAATCAGCATCTCGCAATGATAACTTATAAATTGGATTGATATAGTTTCCTTGCTTCATACTCTAATATAAGAAGAATTATGTTAGAAACCAACCAAACAGTAAAAAAGTGCCAACATTACTGCTGACACTTTTATTATTAATGTTATTCATTAAATGTTTTTTGCCATAACAAATTCATCAACTGACTGATCACAATAAGCATCTACAATTCCGTTATATTTTAAGTTACGCCAATCTTGTTTTGCTAAGCGCTTAGGTGTTTCTTTTATAAAGGTTATAACTTCGTGTGGAACTGGATTTGTTTTGCAAAATTTTAACACTTCATCATAAATTTCCTGTAACGTATCTAGATCGTTAGTTTCTACCGCGATGTCCCAATCACTGTCTGACTCAAATGTATCAAAGATAAATCCTTTAATGCTTTTTCGATATGAATCAACCCATTCTTTTCTATCTGCATACATGTCATCGAGCCAAGTACATGCATCTGGATTATTTATATACATATAATACTTATACGTATCATCCGACTCGGTTCTTGCAGGCGTCGTTTTTGGTGTTTTGGGTTGATTTACAATATCCGATGATGCAATTAACATCTTCGCAAAATTTAAAATTACATCATCTTGCGAATCAATAACTGATTCTGGATACCCTAATGCTGCTAATTGATACCGCAGCGCTAATAAAATGCTTTGTTCTTTCATCTCTTTTTATTTATTGGTTAATATGCTAAATATAAGAAAAAAAAGAACATGTGTCAACCTTTTTCCAAGAAAAGTTTAAATTATTTGCTAAGTTCCAAATATTGAGCAGATTTTTCTTTGAGATATATATCGATTAGATCTTTTGTTTTTTCGAGGTCTTGTTCAAAGCTTCCTTTATGACGACATCGCACAATGCGTTTAATTATATCAAATTCATAACTATTTAGACCCCAATCGTCAGCAAATTTATATAGGCTATCTTTGCCTTTGTAATATGACTGCGTGTTTACACTCATTTTTTAACTCCTTTTATCATTGTTTTAATCTCGGCTTCAGTATAGCCGTATAATGCTAACAGTCGGGTGCAACTATCCTGATTAAGTAGATCTGCGTAGTCAGTTGCCTCAGTTTTACTGACTTGATAATGTTCTGCAAGTTGTGCGATTAGTTTGTCTGAAAACTTGTCGTCTTTCTTGCCTTTAACATATTTGGCAAACGATTTGTTTGCTGGCAACAGGGAATGATATAACCTATAGGTTTCGCGTGGTTTTAACAGGCCGATTGTGTATGTTTGTAACTCATTGATAATTTCTACTAGATCCTGTCGCATCGAAAGCCATCTGTTCACGATATATGGTGAAAATTTGGACTGATCCGTTTCTGAATATTTAGACCATTCTTTCTTTTTGCTTGTTACGCCGTCAACGAAATCAAAAATTGTTGCACCCTTTTTTTCTGTCATAGTTTGTATTTTTGTTTGTATTTCTGTTCAAATAAATCACCAATACCTATTTCCAATATAACTGCATTATCTGGAATTCCGGGTATTTTTCGTTCTAACACATCATCGATACTTTTGTTGCGCAATGTTTTCATTTTTGTTTTTGCATTGCTTCGATTGGATGTTTTAAACACGATTGTTACATCAGATTTATAATATGGTGCTGACATTATTTTTTTAGTTTGATTGGTTGAAATTCTTCAGGTATTGATCCACAATCGTCACAACGAAAGACCGGGACAGGTACCATTGTGTCTTTATCGCCACCCGTTAAGAATTTTGATACTTTGTTGATTGCCATTACCTGACGAAAATACAATCCGTCACATTCTTTGCATTGTATCGGTTGCATATCATTTGGACCGATATTCACATTCATTTTACTCATATTTCTCCTAATAGATTTACAAACATTGCCATTATGTTGATTTCTTTGTCTACTACACTTGCATCTTTGTATTGAGCCTCAGCAATAATCAAAATGCATGGACCAATATGCCCTGTGGCAAAATCATCTAATGCATCAAACAAGAAAGTGTATAATGGCGTAAAGTCTCGCACTTTGCTATCTGCAATAATTTGCCGAATCTTTGCAAATGCTGATTTTTTGTCTTTTGAATCCTGCAGTACTGCTAGAATTTCAGTCATATAATTTGCTTGAATTGCACTTGCTCGATCTAATTGCAATGCACCGCCAACTACTGATGCTTGTGCAGCGTTAATTGCTCTGCGGATATCCGGATATGATGAATTGATTATTGCTGCTACATCCTTAATATCGTAACTTACCTCATTTTGCTCTAATACTTGCACTAAACGCTTTGCTACATCTGTTTTACTAGGAGGTGTGATTGCAAATGTCTGACATCGTGATTGAATTGGATCAATAATCTTTTCAACATAATTACATGTTAAAATAAAGCGTGTTGTTTTACTGTATGTCTCCATTAGATTGCGAAGAGCTGCCTGTGCATTTGGCGTCAAGTAATCTGCCTCATCCAAAATGATAATTTTCCATCTGCGAAATCCGACTGTTGATGCATATCGCTTAATTTTGTCGCGAACTGCATCTACTGAGTTTTCATCTGATGCATTTATATACATAACATCGGCATCCACACTTCCGGCGATAATTTTTGCCAAAGTGGTCTTCCCGGTGCCAGCTGTGCCATAGAATAACAAGTGAGGAACATCGCCATTAGCAATAAAAACTTTAACTTTTTCAATGATATGCTCATTTCCAATATATCCTTCCAATGTGTCTGGGCGAAATGATTCAACCCATAATGTGTTTTCTGTGTTTCCGTACATATTATAAACCTGTTGATCCGAATCCTTTATCTCCTCGTTTAGTTCCTGTTAATGAATCAACCGGCAACCATTCAATTCGCTCTACTTTGCAAAGCACCAATTGTGCAATGCGATCTCCCTTTTTAAATTCAACTGATCTAGGTCCATGATTAATCATGATGACACAAATTTCACCGCGGTAATCTGAATCTATAGTTCCTGGAGAATTTAATACTGTAATTCCGTGTTTAATTGCTAAGCCACTTCTAGGTCTTACTTGAATTTCATACCCTTGTGGAATTTCTACAAATAATCCGGTTGGGACTAGATGCCGACCTCCACAGTCAATTGCAAAATCTTCAGCGCAACATACATCTAGGCCAGCAGCTCCCGAAGTTTCATACCCCGGAAGCATATTTGCTGATTTATTTTTTACTGGTACTATCATAATTAATTCTGTAATTGTACTAGCCAATAAGATGATTGAAAGTCAGTTCCTGCAAAATCAATTCTTGCAAGCCCGTCTGGAGACACATGAAGCTGACCAGCATCTCCGCGATTTGCAGTCAATACTTCTTTCAATTTATCTGCTGAGAAACAAATTGGATCCATATCATCTACGGGAGTATTGCCTATTTCAAATGAAATATTGTCTGCATTAATTGTGGTATAGTTAATTACAAAGATAATCTTGCCACCTTTAACTTGCACTGCAAAGTTTTTTGCATCGGGTAAGGCATTCTTTGCTTTGATGAACTTGGTGATGAACTCATCATTAACATCAATTGATACCATGTACTCAGGCTCTGCATTAATAGTTGGTACTGCAGGAATAACCGTTGTGTCAGCCAACATGAATGTTAATTTTGTGGATCCTTCGGAAATTTTCATTGCATAATTCTTTCCTCCAGCTTCTTGCACATTGATTTCAATGTTTTCGCCTACTGCTCCTAACATCTTTGTCAATGCACCGGTATGATTGATACCTAACGACCCTTTCATGAACGGAGTCGTCTTCCATTGAATTTTACCTACCACTGTCTGATCTTGGTCGATTAAGTCGCACCCAACACCATCAGCATTTTCTTTTAGAATAACCGCTTCACAGTTTCCTGCTAAGTAATAACGATTAATAAATGATTGTAACTTGCTTTTTTCCATTTTTACCTTTTAAAATTTAAAGAATTCTGCGAATTTATTTGCATCGGTCGTTGATATTGAATCTCCGCCGAATTTTTTATATGTTTTTTTGTATTTTGAGTATACGTGCATTGCATTGTCTGGATCTGAGAACATATCGTGTAATGATAACACTACATTGAATAAATCAGTTGGAATAGCCGTTTCTAACAATTCAACGTGGCTATCAACCATTTTATCAATATCATTTGCAATGTCTACATAAAGGTGCGTGTTGTGCACAACCATACGAGGCATACCTTCTTGTGAATAACGGTCTAATCCGTCTACTGTCTGACCTCCTAGGTATTCATATGTAAAATCCTTACACGCCGGGCAATCTAGGCTACAAGGCACATGTTTTGTCTTGTCAATTTCTACAGACTCTTTGCCTTTCTTGATATGCGTCTTTCTGCGATACTCTGCATTCTTTGGAAAATACAATTCTGTGAATGTTTGTGTTTTATAGTTACCTGAGTGCAGATATGTTCCATATACTGGATATTGACCCGGAGAAGAAGAATCTGTAGATAATTGCACTCTGCCTTTAGTCAAATCATTGAGCAATTTTTGCAAAGTTGATAAGATGAAGAAATCCGATATTTTTGAGATACCTAACAAGTGAATGTATTGCACATGGGGCTTTTCAAATTCGCGTTCCTGCAACATTAGTGCAATCACATACATGAAATCTACTAGGCGCTTTGGACCTCCAATACACCAACCGTTAAAGTCAAAATCTTTGAACTTGTGGTACCAAGTGTTGTATTCTTCATTATATGTCCCCTGGATCACATTCAAGAATTTAGTTTTACCTGACTGATGCTTTTCAAACCACTTAAAGTTGTCAAAGGAAATATCCATTGAATCTTGAAAACGATTCTCAAAAGTAACACGAGGTGGAATATCCAAGTTTGCTGCTACATCGCTGTTTGCTTCTAGCCAATGGAATATCTTTTCTCGAATTGTGCTGTCCCATTTTAGTGCACCTGTAGCAATCTGGAATCCTCCAGAATCACCAAACACTAACACATCATCATCTAGCCCGATTTGCTGACGGAAATCCATTTTCTTGTAATGGTGTCCTGCTGTGATTAGAAAATACGGGTGGCGCCATTCTTCTGGATAATCTTTTCCAAAAAATCGCATCGTAGTGCCATCTTCGAATTTTGAATCCTTTTTGAAAGCAGATACCATCGATCCTGCTGACAGCGAAGGATAGTATATAAACTTTTTACTCATTATTTTTGTCCTTTTAATAAATGGGCACAATATTCTGCTTCGTGCCAAACGTTAATTTCTTGTGTGATATCATTTGCGATAATATATGCTTCCATTTGTCGTCCAATATCCGATATCTTTGCAAAGTTATATTTCTGCCCCCAATCTTTGCATACTATTTCTAACACATCAATTGCATTAGTCACATCAAATGGTCTATATAAACGATTCTCTGGAATAAATTCTGGGAATGATCTGAAATTTGGAAATACTACATCACAACCAAATGCGGTGGATTCTAATACGGTCCAAGACACATAATCTTGCAAGGATGAATTGAATTGCAATTTTGCAGTTGCTAATTCTCGATAATATTCTTCTTTGGTAAGATTGCTTAGCAGTCGGAATCTAGGTTGTTCTGCTGCTAAGGCTTCCATTGCGTCAATAACACCAGGTAGCATTGACTTGAATGACTTACCTGAGGTTGTTACATTCCAAACATACTCTTTGTTCCGTTCCAGGAACTGTTTTGCTACTTCAAGCATAAAGAACGGATTCTTTTCTTTGTCTAGACGGCTTGAATATACTACTTTGTTTTCGCGTGGGGCAAACCAATCAAATCCAGGCAATTTTGCATGTGTCATATCTAAATGCAATGGCAATGATACAACATGTATTGGTGCTTCAAATCCTGCTTGTCGTAATTGATCTCGGTGAATTGTGGAACCTACAAAGATTCCTGTCATTCGCGTATCAAGGCCCAATTCAAACCCTCGCATCCATTTACGCATTGGCCAAGTAAAATCATATTCGTCTACACTTTGTGCATGTAGCATTGCATAAATTTTAATGTTGATACCGTAAAGATCCAATGCATATAATATTGACTCGATTCCTGGGTGCCAATAATCTTGCAAGAAGATGATGTCACCATCTTTGACTTGGTCTGTATTCAACATGTCCAAGAACGTGCTGCATTGTGACATTGCAAATTTACCTCTGCCCACTGCATCTAATACTGCACCTACCTTAATTTGTTGATCAGGATCAAACTCTCCTGCAACATCAATAAATTTTAATTGACCTGCGGCTTCATATGGAGCAAAGGTTGCTGGCATCCATTCCTTACTCAACTGGTAAGTATAACGAGCTTTAAGTGGCTCTAATCCAAAATAAAATAAGTTTCTCATCTTTCTATAATTGCTCCGTTTTCATTATCTTCCCAAACTTCTACTTTATATAATGCAGGAAAAAATTCTAACAACCATTCTCCAATATCCTCACAACTCATTCTACCAAACTCTAATATGTTTGTTTCAGAACT